TAAATCCGGAACCACCATTGCCGGCTCCGGAACTAGAAGCATTCGAACCATTACCTACAGCTCCTCCACCTCCACCCGATTTATAAACACCATTATTATTTCCACCATTACCACTTACACTATTTCCCGTCCCACCATAATTACCACCAGATATACCACCAGCACCACCACCACCACCACAACCGCTTGAAAAATTACCATCAGAAACACTTCCTTCTATTGGTGTTGTATTCGGTGTTTGATTATATGATCCACCACCTCCTCCACCAGCCGCAAACAAACTAATAAATGAAGTATTTGATAAAGAAGTAATTGAAGAAGAAAACCCATTGCTACCTCTATTATATGATCCTGAACCACCATTTCCACCATTACCAACAGAAACAGAATATGTTCCAGCATATAATGTATGTTTTTCTTTATATGTAACAGCACCACCACCCCCGCCTCCTCCATAATTTCCACCCCCTCCCCCACCACCAACAATTAAAATATCAGCAACAACATCACTTGGAAAATTAACTGTGAATACTCTTTTATTATTAACAACAGTTGAAGAATAATTTGGATGAGTACTTCCATATGTAAATGTAATAATATTTCCACTATCATATATTATACCGTCAGATGATATTTGTTTTTGCACATTATAAGGCGACACAATGGGTTCTGTATCTCTATTATTTTCTTCAAATACAGTATAAATTTTATTTTTAGGAATTCCACGATTATCTCCAATATCACAATTAGAAACTAGATAATTAACAGAATTAGTACTAATACTAATATCGCCTAAATTAAAGCCTTCAACAATGGGAACATTGGAATGTTTAATTTTTTCAATTTGTCTTGCGTAATTATTTATATTTTGTAAATATTGTGTGTAATTACTATCATATTTATCTATATATTTTAAGTTATTAATATTATTTAGATAATTATCTTTTAATTTTTCTAATTCTTTTATTTTAATTCCAAGTATATTTTTCTTTTCTTCTATAGATTTTCTAGCATTGATTTTGATAGGATTTTTGTTATAGTTATCTATAATAGTATTTATTTTGTTTGTTAGATGATAATCTACATTATCTATCATAGCGTTTAAATTATTTTTAAAATATGCTTTATCATTTTCATCACTAAAAATATCATTTAAATTTATTCGATTACCATTAAGTGATAAATATTTGTTATCAGCAGCAGGAAACCATGTTTGATTTTGATTATTTCCATAACTATATAAATTATTAGCATATAATTTTACAGGTTGTGATTTAACTACACCTGTTATTTTATTATTATGACAAAGAGTATTAAAATTAAATTTATATAATATAATATTATCAATTTCGCTAATTTTTGCTTTTTTTTGCACTTTAATTAAATCTCCATCAGATTTTAATTGAATCGCATTGATAGATTCTGTTAAAATATTATTATTAATAACACCCCCATTTTCAAGAATATTAATAATACCTGTATTTGGATCTATTCGAACTTTAGTAATACTACTTATTTTATAATTATCACCATCTTTAGTTAAATTTAATTTATATAAATTTTCTGGCAAAGCATTAGGTATTTGTTCGTCATAACTGCAAATATTATTTAATATTTTAGATAAATTATTTTCACTCCTTGTATCAAAATACATACTAATATAATTTGATTTTCCTCCATCAGCCAATGAGGTGGCTGAAGCATCTTTATTATTAGTATCATTTGCGGAAGTATCAAAAGGAATGGTTCTTAAAACATCTTCAGTGAAATTGGTGTTAAATACATTATATTCAAAATTTTTCCCATTTGGATTAAATTTTTTATGACAACCATGATTAAAAAATGAGTTTTCATCATCTCTTGTAATATGGTTATTATCTGCTGTTATATATTTTTCTGCCATATCAGAATTTTCTTTCCAACCTCCTTTAAATGTATATTCGCAATTACTCCCGTCCTCAGGCGTACATTCTTTTTCTTGAAATCTAATCTTACAATCTCGTGCTTTTTCTATACTTTTAGAAAAATTTTCATTATTAAAAATATCATGTTTCGGTAGAGAATCTATATATTTATTTATAAAATTTTTATATGTTGGATCAGTGGATTTTTCGTCATAATAACTGCGAGGATTATCTGGCGTAGATGATGTATCGTATTTTTCGACTATATTTTTATGTTTACAATACAAAGTGTATATAAAATATATTACTACAATTATAAATATAATATATAAAAATACTATTCCAAAAAAATGCATATAATTATTCATATTATGTAAAGCACATATTTCGCCCATTATTTTATTATTTAGTTAATCTATTATATATAATTATTTGTTTTAATTTATTTTGACATATTTAAAAGCTTATATAATTAATATTAATACATTATAGTCAAAAATCCTTACCATAATAAATATAATATTATAAAAATAAATTAGTTAAAACCAATTGGTTTAATCCAATTTTTGACACAAATATTATCATTTGCTACCGAATGAGAGAAAAAGCAATTACATTTAATATAGCAAAATTTACTTTTAAGACTAGGAGTATATGATATATTATTTTTTAATGTAATATTATTTTTATCGCTTCTTGAAATATTTGAGATATTAAGAGTTGTATTTCTAAATATATTATTAAAATTACTTGGTTTTTCTGTATTTATAATAAAATAATTAGCATTGAAAATAGCTATATATATAATAATTGAGATAAAACTAATCATTAATTAAATTATGATATAAACTTTTATATAAAAAACATTAATAATTATTAAATTTATTAAATTTTTCAAGGACTTTGTCTCCGTCATTATTAAAATTTTTGTTAGCATCACCAGAACATTCGTTATATTTAAAGAAACAATTATGACATACGCGGATATTTTTGACAAATAATGTTTTATTGTTAGTCAATTTCCAAGAATAACCCGGATATCTTCCACCTGTATGAGGTTTGTATAAATAATATTTTTCAGTATTATTATTAAAATATATAGGTTCAGGTTCTATGTCAATAGAATTACAAGGACCGCAACAAAATAAAGTATTTTTAGCATCAATAATAATTTCTTCGCTCATTATGGTATTTATTTATAAATACAATAAATATATCAATTTTTATATTTTAAAAAATTTATTTTTTAACAACACGTTTTTTTAATTTGTTTTTAACAGTTCGTTTATGTCGTTTACCACCATCCTGATCTCTAAAATCATTACTATCGGTGCCAGAATAACCACCAAACCGTTGATATTTTTTTTTATATTTTTTCATATGTCCACCGTTAGTACTACTACTATTACCTGTCAAGGTATTCACAGCTGTGTCAGCTAAGGGTTTTATATTTTCCGCAATTATAGGTAACTGACTAGCCTTAGCTACTTGTGATACAAATTCTTGACCTAAATTAAACCCGCTATTAGGAGGTGTATCAACATATTCAGGTTGTTTGTATTGAGAGTTAAATAATTCATACATTCCTCCTTTCATATTCGCACAATCACCACCCATTGTATAACGACGGCGAGTTTTTTGATTAGGTTTTTTAACTTTATTTAAAGTTTTGCCTAATAATTTTTTAGCAAAACTCTTTTTATATGATACATAACTTATCATAAGCCCATTTCTTTTAACATATAGTTTGTTGCTACCATTTTTTTTATAGACAGATACGGGTGCTTTTTTGCCGGCGATAGTTTTACTTCCTACTTTTTTATATTCAGTCATTTCTTTCTATATAAATGAGAGAAAATATTAATTTTGATTGTTCAATTCTATTATATCAATTTTATTTGGCATTATATTATTTTTTGCTTTTGATTCATTTTTTTGTTTTAAATATTCGTCTTTTTCCTTATCTAACATAACACTTGAAAGACCAATTATTTTTCTATTTAAAATATATTCTATTACAAAAAAAGCAATAAATATAGTAGATAGCCAAATGAATATAATAGATAATAAATCAAAAAATTTAAAAATAAATGTAAATAAAATAGGGTAATCTTTTTTTGTTATAGGTAATAATTTGATAATATAAGAAGAAATAAATATAATTAAAGGTTTATATATATCATCAATTATGTTTTTAATAAAATCAGAAGTTGTAATTCCTATAGCAAAACCAGACGCGGCAACTAAAACTTGATTTTTAAATGTATATTCTTGGAAATCTTTGTAAAATTTTTTTAATAAATAAATCTAACATTATTTAAAGTATCTTTTCTATTTAATAATATTTTAAAAAAATTGATAATATAAATTTAATAGGTAAAAATAATATGAAAGGTTTCTATAGAATTTTTAATGAATATGAAGAAACAAATAAATTAATAAATATTATAAATTTTGATAATGATATTGATAAAAATTATATTCTTGCTTACAAAAAACACAACATATCAATAATTTATAAATCTTTTAAAATATGGAAAGGAATTATTCAAAGTATAGTGGCAACATAATATCTAAAATAACGAATAATTCAAAAATTGATGCTGAAGTATTTTTGATACAATTAAATTTATTATTAATAAGTTTCAGTTTTTTATTATTTTTAACATTCATATATTTTGAAACAGAGAAGGTATAGCACATTGGTATTAATAGTATAGATAATTTGATTATTTTAAAATAGTTACTATTTTTAATAAATTTATATTTTTTAATGAAACACATTTTATATAATAATTATGATAAAATTTTAAATGATAAAAGAGTACATAATGTATAAAATCTTTAAAAATAATAAAAGTTCTTAAAAATTGTTAAAAAATAAAATTATGTACTTAAATTTTTAATTAAATGATAAAAGAATTAATCCAAAAGCGGACATAATGATACCTGCTATTCCTCTTTCGGATATTTTAACAGTTCCTATAAAATAAAAATATAATAAAATAAAAATTATTTCAAGAGATACGAACGCTCTATAATATGCGGGGTTTGGTGTTATTTTAATTAAATAAAAACCTAATAAAATCAAAATAAAAACGACTAACGCATATATATAATATTTGGGTTTATATAGCTCTTCTGTGTAAGTATTATAAAATAATAAAAAATATAAAATACATAGAAACCCTATAATAATATTTACAATAATAGGGAAAATAAAATATTTAGTATTATCGTTCTTAATAAATATAATTAATATTGCAGATATTAAACTTTTTAAAATGAGTAAAAATAACCAATACATTATAATGTTATTTGGATATTTTACCTATCTATAATATAAAAATATTAAGTATGTATAAATTTGTTCAATTATTTATAAAAAATGATTATAAATTAAATTTTTATAGTTAAAATGTCTTCAAAGAATTTCGCAGTTTCTTTCGTCAACAAGGATGAGAACACTAACACGGTTCTATCATCAGTTTTTAAGAGGGATATAATGGATATAATGGTTAGCATGACAAATAACAATAGTAATTACACAATAGCACAAAATAACAAGATTGCGATTATATGTGATTACTTAAATAACAATCCGCAGAATATAGAATATTTGATATATATGTATGGATTTGAGAATGCTTTAAAAAAGTATCAGGAGAGGTTCGGGACGATCAATAGTAATATTGAAGTCCTAATGAAGGATTTAGCAATTATTATTATTGATGAAATTGTATTGATATATGAAATACAATATGATGAATCGCATTCTCCATTATATTCGCCTATACAATCGCGAGCACCATCGCCAACGCCATCATTATTAAATTTTCTAGAAAATTTTCACAGACAAGGGACAACGCCTCCGCCTGAGTTTGAAGAAACATCAAAACCAGATATTAAAGGTATATGTATTTATAATCGAGATGAGCACGGAAATCATTACGATAATTTATCAAAACATTTTAATACAGAAGATAGGGAAAAATACAACAAGATAGCCGGTTCTATGATATCGGAGAATACCAACTATTAGATAGAAAACATATTTATATATATTACATACAACATTATATATTTTTTATGTTTTTTATATATTCAATATCTTTTTTAAGTTCTAAATTTTCAAGCTTTAATTCTTTTAATTCTTTATTTAGTTCTTTAATTGCTTCTACGAATAGAGGTGCTAATTTTTCATAGGAAAGGGTTAAATAATTCTCTCCGGATTTAGAAATAATATTACCATTATTATCTCTAATTATATCAAATGGTGCTATTTTAACTATTTCAGGAAGAAACTTTTTAACATCTTGAGCACTTAAACCTATATTTTCTTCATCTGAGAACCCATTTTTAATAGCCAATTCATTGGGTTTATAACGATAACCATTTAAATTATCAATTATATGTAAAGGTTTTTCTATTTTGGATAAAAATGTTTTCAAACGTTCATCGGAATAATTTGAAGTAATATTACCAGTTGCGATAATATTACCTTTTACATGTAATTTTTCTTGCGGTTCAATATTACCTATACCTAATTTCCCTTCATTATTTAATAAACATTCAGATACGCCGTTTTTTTTCATATTAAATATACTACCATTACCTGTTTGATTTACTATAAATATACTATCAGTATGATTACTTACAATTTCTAATGTACTATTTAAATTCAAATTTCCATTTACTGACAACTCAGTATTAACAACTAAAGCACCGTCAATAAAAAATCTATATTCATTTGGAGCTGGAGAAATAAAGTATTCTTTGCCATTAATGACATTATCACGCAATGTAAAAAATTTATTATTCCATCCACCGTTGTTTGTATTTTGACCATTTTTTTCAGGAGGTATAGCTATATCATCTAATGTAAAATTATTAATTCTATTGGATATAATGTTTGAATTATTTGTAATTACATCATTGCCATTAATTTTCAATGCTCCACCATTGGAAATATTTATATCACCATTTACTTCTAATCTATAAATATCATTTGGTATAGTACCTATACCTACACAATGAGACGGCAATAGGTCTTCAGTTGGATAAAAAATTTTATTATCAAGTTTTGCCCATTTAGAAGTGCCATCAACAGCTAAACTAAGTTGATTATTATTATTAAAAATAAAATCATTTGGATTAATTAAAACCATACCTTTAACAGTAGCTGAAGCAGTTGGAAAATTATCAAAATTATCAAGTACTAAAGGAGTATTGCCAATATATATATTATTACCCGATGGTAGTCTAATATCCCCAACAACATTAAATGCATTATTATCACTATTCCAAGTCAATAATCCTGATTGTGATATATTATAATTATTTGTACCAAAAAAATTACCTATTAAGATACCACCTCTAATATCATATGAATTTTTTCCTGTTCCTCCTCTACTTACAGATAATGTCCCGTCTGTAACATTAGTAGCATTTAAAGATGTTAATAATCTCCCGTTTCCTTTAAAATTAGTAGCATTTAATGTATTATCATCAGCATTCCAAAAAAGATTAAAATTTTGTTCAATCTTTGATGTTCCACCAAATAATAGTTGCGAGTTATTAATCGTGGCTAATCCGGTACCTCCTCTTTCTATTTGTAATATACCTGAAGAAATATTAGATATATTAATATTTGTAATATTGCTTCCAATTCCTTCAATTTCTGTAGCTTTAATTTTGCCTAAAACATCAAGAGTATTATTTGGTTCTTGAACACCAATGCCTACATTTCCGTTAAAAATTGTGTTTCCAAATACGTATAATAAATTACTATTAATTTCACCTTCTTCATAATTAATATTCAATATATTATTAAAAGAATTATTAATATTACCAATGATATTGGAAGTATATAAAATACCGTCAATGTGTGTGTTGCCATTAATATCTAATAAATATTGTGGCTTATCATTGTTGATGCCAATATATCCATCTTTATTAATGTTAAAATAATTATAATATGTTCCTGATTGCGAAGAAGATTTGTTATTTTGTATTTTATAATCTCCAGATATGGAAGAAATTTCCCATACCATTTATTCAAACTCTATTATATATGCTATAATTATTATTTTTAAATATAATTAAATAAAATTAAATAGTTTTATAATATTTTATTAAATATTATTATTAAATAGGTAATATCAAAAGATGATAAATAAATGTAATAATGTAATTACATTGAATCAATATGGACCGACATGCTGGTTTAATAGTATATTGATGGCTGTATTATATAGTGAAAATAGTAGAAAATTATTATTAAAAAAATCAAAACATTGGAATCGTAAAATAAATATATTTAAGACGTTATTATATATATTAAAAAAAAAATATTTAAGAACAGATAATATATACAATGATTATCTTTATTTTGATAAAATACGTCCTGAATATATATTAAATCTATTATATAAATATAATAATAAAAAATTTGTATTTAATCCTGAAAAATATAAAACTAAGGGCTACAAAACAGCATTATATATTAGAAAAGTTTATAAACTTATGGGGGCAAATGTATTATTTTTAGATTATGACAAATATAATAATAAATTATATTATTCAATATACAATAATTATGAATTAAAAGGATTGGAAAATAAAAAAATACAATATATAACAAAATATAAATCAATATATACCATTAATCAGAAAATGCAAAATCCTGATGTGATAATAATATCATTAAAAAGCAATAATGATTTTGAAGATTATCCTTCTTGGTATTTGATAGATAAAAATAAATATCAAGATATTCATAAAAGTTTATTGAATTTAAATAATAATATATTATTTAATAATAATGAATATATACAAGATTCTGTATTATTAAATAATTGGAATTCTTCCGTAGGTTCTCATTCAATAGCAGGGATAAAATGTAATCGCAATAAATATGTATATAATGGATGGTCTAGAAGTACTATAGACCCAAACATTATAAATATGAAAAATAATGATGTTAATATTGATATACCATGTGAATTAATGAAATATAATTGGGATTTAGAAAAAGGCGACGATTTTTGTTTAAATAATACTAAATGTAAATTGGATATTATGAGTACAATGCAAAAAATATGCTTTAATTTTTCACAAGGAACGCGAGAAATAATATATATAAAGAAAAATATGAAAGATGGAAAAAAATCTAAAAAAGTATGCTCTAAAGATAAAGTAGTAAATCCGCTAACAAATAGATGTATTAAAATAAATGAATTAAATAAATTAAAAAATGTGCGATTAAGTAAACCAGTTAAGATATGCCCAGAAGGTAAAGTATTAAATCCACTAACGAATAGATGTATTAAAATAAAAAATGCGAAACCAAATACGAAACCTGATGCGAAACCAAAAAAAATATGCCCAGAAGGTAAAGTATTAAATCCACTAACGAATAGATGTATTAAAATAAAAAATGCGAAACCAAATGCGAAACCTGATGCGAAACCAAAAAAAATATGCCCAGAAGGTAAAGTATTAAATCCACTAACGAATAGATGTATTAAAATAAAAAATGCGAAACCAAATGCGAAACCAAAAAAAATATGCCCAGAAGGTAAAGTATTAAATCCACTAACGAATAGATGTATTAAAAAGCGTTCTTAGAATAAATATTTATATATATAAGTAAAATAATATTTTTGATTGTCTATATATTTTAAATTTTCAAAATTTATATTTGAATCATTTTCGTTACAAAATACAATTAAGTTTTCAAATAAATCACAATCATCAATTAAATTATTGTTAGGATTTGAAAAAATATTTAAAAGTTTATAAGAATTATATGATGTTTTGCGTAAAAAGCAAATATAGTTTAAAATATTGTTTTTTTCATTACTGTTATAAATTCCTAATAAAATCGTAGAACTAATATATCTGTTCCTATTTAGCCATAATGTATCATCAATAATTTTTTTTTTATTTTTTTCGTGAATATTGGACTTAGACCAATTCAAAAAAGATGAATAAACATTATTATAGTTTAAATTACAAATATTATTTTTATTATATTTATCACCATCATTAAATTTATTAAAATTGCCCGGACCAATTCCTATTGGATAAGAATAAGAGATAAATATATTATAAGCAAATATTATATAAAATAAATAATTTATCATTATATAAATAATTTAATATATATTTATATAATATTATAATATATATTAGAATTAAGTATATTATAACGAGAATTAATATTCATTTTTCTAATAGCTTTTTTCATATAAGAAATTTTACAATTTTCTGTTGTAATAGATAATATGTTAAATTTTTCTTCTTTTTCCTTATTGTTAAGAGATATATCATATAATAGTACATTCCATAATATTATATTAATTTTATTTTCAATATTTTTTTGACTATTTATGAACTCGCAAAATTTAACATAACTTTTAATATCAATTAAAAGATTACATGGTTGCTTATAAATTATCATAGAATATATTTTATTAAGTAAACAATCGGGTAAACAATCCCATATCAAGACATTGTGAGACATTTTGGAATTGTATATGAGTTTGCCGAGCAATTATATTTTTTAATTATAATATAATATCAATTTTTGTTAAGATAAATAGCTAATACTTGATAAAAAATTTTATCATAAGCAAATAATAAATAAAGTAATAATGAATATGGATTATTTTATAATTTTATAAATATATATTAAATACAATGAAGAAGAAAATTATAAAAGGTGGTAATTATTATAAATTTGACGTATTTACGCTTGGAATGTTAGCTATAGAAAGAGAATATAATAATTCAAAAAATATTTCAAATGATGATTTATATTTATTAAGAAATTTAAATGCTTTCGCTCATTCGTTAGATTTTGTTTCCGATAAATATAATATTTGGAATACGCCAAATATTTTTAATTTTATTTTAAAAAAGGATACTAAAGTTGTTAAAAATTATTTCTGGAAAAATATAGATTTAATATGTAAAGAAGATTTAATTATTTTATTAATAGATTTAAATAAAGATGACGGTATCAATAAGATTATAAATAAAAAATGTTTTGATAGAGATAAAATATACGAAGACTTGATAAATAGTATCAGGAAATTTACAGACTTTATATTATTTAATGATATGGATGATAGTAATGATATAATTGAAATTAAAAATAATGATTTTAAACCAACAAAAGAATTCTTATCAGAATTGACAAAATTATATTCAGAAAATTATTTAAAAGCGATGGATAAAAAGAAAGCTACAACTTTAGCGGATGTCGGTGCTATGGGTGGTTCTGGAAAAATAGATGAATTTATATTGACAGATGCGAATGATACATCACATGGTATGACAGATAATTATTATTATGATGTTGTTGATTTCAAAAATTATTCTGATATTGTAAGAAGTGGTTATTTTAATATTAATGAAAAATATTTTAATTATTTGGCTGTTATAATAGGTTTTAGTAGTTTATTTAGATATTCGGGAGTATTTAAAAAAGGAACTAAAAATTATGAAATAATACATAAAATGTATCATTTATTGAGAAGTTACCCTAATTTCGATACCATTGAAAATCAAAACGCATATATAGATGATTACTTTAGGAATGCAGCTATTATATTAATAGAAGTAGTTAAAGCATTATATTATCATTGTGTAGGAAAAAAGATAACTAAAAGAGTATGTAGTATAAGTGCATTAAGTGATTTAAGAGAAACAAATAATAAAAAATGTGAAACTTATAAATCTGGTGTATCAGAAGATGTTCAACAAATGGCAAGGACAAGGTCTCAAACAAGGGCACAAGAAAGAGATGGGGCAAAAATAGATCAATTTAGTTTATCAAGTTTTCCATCTTTACCATAAAAAGAGTACATAATCTTTAAAAATCTATTAAAAATATAAAAGTTATAAAAATCTATAAAAAATAAAATTATGTACTCTTTTTTAAATCAAAATATATTAACTGGTCATCAATAGTTCAAAATATTTAACATTTTTTTTAGGTCTAACGCCGGAATAAATAAATACCTTGTTTCGTGGAATATGTTGAATGCCTTCCAAAAACTTGTGATCATAATTGCTTGTAACAACTATAGATTTATTTGCTTCTATTAATATATCAAAATATGTAGGATTATTAAATATTTTGCTAACAAAAGTTTTTCCATATTCTTGAGCATGTAAATCATTATAAATATTAATGAATACCGCATTCGAAACATTTAAACTTCCAAATAAATACTTAGGAATACAATAACTTACATTTATATAGAAAATATCAGTATATTCATGTTCGTGGTAATATGTAATACATAGCGGTTTTAACTTTGAATTTAATTTATTTATTTTTTTAGCAATTTTTATAATATTGTTCTCTATATCATTTGCGATAATATTTAATATATATTCTAGATTATCAGTTTTCAATAAGTCTAAATATGAATTAATGCCGTGCATTTAGTAATATTTTATTGCTAAAATATTATTATCAATTTTTTATTATTATTATATATTTAAGATTTATATTATATTAATATAAATAAATGAATAGAAAAATTTCTTATATTACAATAAATATAAATGGAACTGTGGGGGAACAGTTATTTCAAATATCTAATTTGTTGAGTATTAAATATAAAAAAAGAAATTTTAATAAAGTTAAGATTATTTTAAACAAAAATGATAATAATAAAATAAATAAATTGTTCAATAATATATTTAAATATTATGAATATAATGAATATGGATTTTCAAATATTGATAATATTGAAGATATCAACGATGGTGAAATTAGTAATATAAAAATTAAAAATTATAAAAATGTTTTTGACGATGATGTTAAAAAAAAAATGTTAAATATAGCTTACAATAATGAAGATATGATGTATGAGGCATATTATAAATACCGTGATATTTTAAGTTATTTTGGAGAAAACACAAATGATGATGATATGATATCAGTAGATTATAAAGATGGTAATGAAATTTATTATAAAACAGCAGTAAAAACAATTGTTAAAAATAATATAGTTATATTTGGAGATATCGATGAAGATAATAAAAAAATATTTGAAAATTATAATTGTTATTATGTAAATAATACAGAAAATAAAATGGAAGATGGAGTAATATTAATATTAATGTCAATGTTTAAATATAATATAATATCTAATTCATTTGAAAGCTTGTGGGCTTCTTATCTAAGCTATTATGAAAATAAAATAATAGTAGCACCTAAGGAAATTGAATGTATGGGTTATAAGAATATTAATATATATATATAGATTATTTTTATTATAAATATATGTTTGACGATTTATATTTTTCGTATATCAAGATAACCCCATCTTATAAAAATTGCCTAGTATGTAAAAAATGGCGAGATAATTTGAAGGAATTATTGAAAATAAAAAAAGCAAATTTTTATGAAAATTTATTGGACGATTTAATTAAAAGCAAATGTTATTATGAATATGATGAATATGATGAATATATTAGATACGATGATAATGAAGTTAATAATAAAATATTATACAATGCATATAATAAAATAATTAATAATACATTAGAATTAATTATAAACGATAGTATAAGAGAAATATTTAAAACAAAAATGATAATAAAATATAATAATATTTCAAAATTGTATAGCAAGTATAATGGTATAATTTATAATATAGATGATAGTAGCATAGCAAAGGAACAAAAAGAATATAAAAGAATTTTAAAAAAATATTATAATATTCATTATCTATAATGATGACCGACGATATTCCTATATGGACGAAACGAGATTATATAATTAATGGATACAGAAATAAAAAAAATATTAGAGAGTGCTTAATAAGTATATTTAAAGTTCATAATGAAACTTTAAATATATGGACACATTTAATAAGTTTAATAATATTTTTATATTTATTAGTTAAAGATATAATTAATTATAATAAAAATTATAATATCATATGGGGTAAATGTGATATTAACGATATTATAAAATCTGAAAATATATTATATTATGATGAACATATATTATTATTATCATATGATTTAATAACAATAACAACATTTAGCATATCAACATTATATCATACTTTTATTCCAAATAGTTATAATAATTATATAATGTTATTAAAATTAGATTTATTAACAATAATATTAACAATATGTTCATCTAATTATATAATAATGTATTATTGGTTTTGGTGTATAGATAACTATTTAAAAGCATATAAAATAATATCCTATATATATTTTTCCGGAGGTATAATATTATTGTATAATCTAGACATTTTAAAAAAATATAACTATATAATGGTATATTTTAGTTCTTATAATTTAGGAATAATTATAGGATATATATATATAAATTATTATTATAAAGGCTATGTTGAAAACTATATTGTTTATAATTTTAGTCGTCCGTTAATTTTTTATTTATTAGGATTTATAATATATATAACGAAGATACCTGAAAAACTTCTTTTTGATTACACTGATTATATTGGTAATAGTCATCAAATATGGCATTTATTATCATCTATAGCATCTTATTTATTTCGCGAAGAAATTTTAAAAAATACAATATATAGAAATAATAATTATTTATGTTAGTATAAAAAATATATAATATATAGTTTATGAAAACTCTAAACATATTGTGGTGAATAGTTTGTGTATAGAAGAGCCATAGCTACTCCAGAAGATACAACAAGTTCTGTAATAACAGCTTTAATTTTTTTTCTGTTTTCATTAAGTTTTTTGCTAAAATCAATGAGCTCTGACTCGTAAATCCAATCACGCTCAGATACACCATCACTTGTAATGATATACCTTTCGTTTAGGTCATATACGCAATAACCACTATCTTCAAGAATCCTGCTTTCACCGACCATATCAGCAAAATTTTTGAAGTAAGACTTGTTTTTTTTACATTCAACTTCCATCAAAGCGCTAAATACAATCTTGGCGTCTGCATCAATATTCGCAAGTTCCTTTTCGTTATCTTTAACGTTGTCGTAGATGCGAAGCGCGGTCCTACTATCCTTTTGATAGTAGAAGTTGGTCATCGTATTCTCAAGGCAAGAATAGTAAAGGGGCATTTTGGCTCCAATAATTATATATTTAAAATAGCATCAATTTTTTATTATAATAGAACAAATTATTTCATCAACTAATAATTTAACATATTCTTTTTTGACTTTATAGGCAACTGGTTTTCTATAGTGGATATTTACATTCCCTTCATTTTTGTATCTTTCAATCCAACTCATTAAACTTTTTGGAGTGCATTTGAATATTTTACAAACTTCTTCATGTGTTTTATCTTCAACTAAATAATATTAAACTGCTGTTAATTTATAATCATTACTTTTATGGATAGGCATATATATATTATTTAATTATTTTTTTCATAAAAAATGATATTAAGTATTAAATTATTACATACATGATGTGTGATCTTTCACAAACCACAAGTGAAATTGATTTTAGTTTAAGTCAATATTTTGAATCGTTAGAAAATAAGATTCAAAATATTTTATCACGAAATGAAAATGATGTATTAACGTACGACATTTTAGATACAGAAAAATCAAAAACAAATAAATTATTGGCGTTAAAAGAAAAACAAAGACAAATGAAAGTTGGCGAAATTTGGCAAGAAGTATTAGGAAGTTATAATGGTTTTATTAATTTAAAAATAGGACATGAAACGGGGTTAGATATTTTATCTCATACTAAAAAAATTGCGATTGAACTTAAAAATAGAACAAATACTGACAACGCATCATCCAAAAAATCCAATCTTGATAAATTGTCAAATTTTAAAAAAAATAATCCAGAATATATTTGTGTTTACGCAAATATTAACGCTGATACCGAAAAAAAAACATTACAAGGAACTATAAAAAAAATATTACATAATGGTGTTGAATTGGAACATCATATAGGATATGGGTTCCTTAAATTTGTTTTAGGTAATGATACAGATGTAATAATACAATTTGTCAAACACACAATAGATAAGTTCACATAAAATTATAATAGTTTTATTAATGCTTCACCCATGTGTTTTGCTAATTCAACTGGAACCGCATTACCTATTTGTTTATATTGAGAATTTAAACTACCAATAAATTCATAACTATCATCAAAAGTTTGCACTCTTGCATATTCTCGCATTGTTAATGGTCGTTCTTCTAACGGATGACATCTTTCTGTTTGTTTTTGTGAAGGAGTACATAATAATGTTAATGATGGTTTTTCCATGGATAAACGATATAATATTCCTCGTTTTCCTCCACCTGAATTATAACTATTCCCCAAATATTCTTTTTGTAAATTTTCAGGTAAATTCACCCAACAACCACCTTGTGGTATCATTTTAAATAATGTTATTTTGTTTTCATTATATTTTGCTCCATTTGAATGTGGTACATTATATAAAACATCTTTTAACACTTTTTTTGTTAAACTTTCTTTTGGAAATTCAAAAGGATGAGTTATATTTTTTAACACACCTACAATAAATACTCGTTCTCTTTTTTGCGGAACATCATATTTAGAAGCATCTAAACATTTATAACTAATATTATATAGTTTATTTTTGTTTAATGCATCTATTATTTTTCCTATAGTTTTGCCTTCATCGTGCGTTAACAACCCTTTGACATTTTCTATCATAAATATTTTTGGTTTAACCAAATTTAAAATTTCAATAAACTTAATCATTAAATCGCCTCTTGGGTCATCAAGACCTTTTCTTAATCCTGCTTGTGAAAACGATTGACATGGTACCCCTCCAGTTAATAAATCTACTTTATTAATAAATTGTGAATAATCTATTTTATCCATAGAACCACATACAACATTTGCGTCTGGGTGATTATGTTTTAATGTTTTACAACAATCACTATTATTATCATTTAATAAAATCGGTGTAAATCCTGCTTTAATTAATCCTGCACTTAAACCGCCACCTCCAGCACAGACTTCAATAAATGTATATGTCGTATTGTCCGGTTTAGTATCATTTGAAATTGATATGTTTTGTGGTTGATATATATTATTTATTTCTACTTCGGGTTTTAAACCACAATCAGTTATTTTTTGTTTTGAATGTATAAGTTCTATTAATTGTGATTTATTTTTTGAACTGCACTTTGTAATACCTAATTCTTTACATTTTTCCAATAACTCTAATTTACTTATTTTTGATATATCCATTTGTTCGGTAATATTAATTGTAATATTGTTTTCTTTATTATTTGAAATCAAATCTTTTTTTAATTCAATCATTTTTTCTTCAACTGCTTTGTCTATTAATGCTTTTATCTTATCGGTTTGTATTTCGCAAGGATTTTTACGAGTTAAGTGTTTATCATAGTGTGATTTTTGAGAAAAGGTCTTAGTACATTTTTCGCAACTATATTTACCCATTTTAGTTATATAGTATATTAATATTTTATTTTTATATTGTTTAACTAAAAATAACTAAATTAGTTATTCATAAAATATCCCGGACATAAATATACATTATTTAATAATTAAAAATCGGTGTTTGAAATGTAAAAAGGTGTAAAAAATATAGTTGAAGAATGTAATGAATACTCTATGTCATCCTTCAAAACGCTATAAAAATTTATTCTCCGGATTTCACGAACTTTAACGATTTCGTGAAAATGTTTAAAGATTTTGTGCTTTTATAATATAGACAAATGGCGAAATACATATGTGAAACTTGTCAGAAGGTTTTCTCACAGAAGGGTCATCTTGAAGACCACAACAATAGAAAGCGCCCATGTAAAAAGGATAACACGATTGAAGCACTTGTAGAGAAAAAAGTTCTAGATGCTCTTTCAAAAACGAATGATGGAGTAGTAAAAATTGACCCTATAATAACGAATATAACGCCGTCAAACCAAATGGACTACTCAAAAAAATCACGAGAGGAACTGATTGCGATTTGTAAGGAGAAGAGTATCAAAGGATACAGTGGGAAAAAAAAAGATTACATTATGAAAATGCTAAACGACACACATAATCCGGACGATGTGAAAAATGAAATTGTAATAGAAATAATCGCAAAATCAAACACAAAAAAACTAAATATGATAGATTTATTTGCTGGAACTGGTGCTTTTACTTTAGCATTCCAATTAACAAATAATGTAAATGTTGTATTCGCAAATGATATGGTAGAGCATTCAAAAAAGATTTACGATGAAAATTTTGACCATAAACTTACACTAAAAAATTTAAACGATGTTAAAGTCGAAGATATACCACCACATGATATACTAACAGGCGGATTTCCTTGTCAACCATTTAGTATTGCTGGATTACAAGAAGGATTTAAAGATGAACGCTCAAACGTTTTCTGGAAAATCTTATCTATTATAGACCATCATCAACCCAAATGTGTTATATTAGAAAATGTTAAAAATATCATATCACATGATGCTGGCAAAACATTTGCAATTATCAAAGAAAACCTAGAAAATAGAGGATATTATATATCCTATAAAGTACTAAACACGGCAGAAATTACAGGAATTCCTCAACACAGAGAGCGAATTTATATTGTATGTTTAAAATCCAAAAAAATATTTGATAACTTTAGTTTAGATTTTCCTAAAATTGAAAAGAAACCTGTATCTAACTTTCTTGAAAGTTGTGTTCCGGATAAATACTACTACACAGATAAATCAACTACATGGGAACTTGTAAGAGCTAATGTTGTCAAAAAAAATACAATATATCAATACAGACGTGTGTATGTAAGAGAAAATAAAAGTAGCGAATGTCCTACATTAACTGCTAATATGGGAGAAGGAGGGCATAATGTTCCTATTATACTTGATGATAAGGGTATTCGCAAACTTACACCACGAGAATGTTTTAACTTTCAAGGATTTCCAACATCATATAAACTACCCAATTTAAGCGATTCAAATCTATATAAACTTGTTGGAAATGCTGTTTCTGTTCCAGTTGTAAAACTAATTGCCAATAGAATTATTCCTTTACTTCAAGAGGATTAAATATGTCATCAAATGTTCCATCATAAACTTTATTACAATATGAATTAATTTGTGGTTGTAGAGATTCCCAAGTTATACGAGGGCGACGACCTTGTTTAACTTGGTCTTCAAATGTTTGAGTCTTACTTACTTTTATATTTTTCCATTCGGTTGATGTTCTTTTCAGTAAAACTTGGTATAGTATAAACTTATCATTTAACCAATTCCTAGCATCAAGAAAATATATTACATCCCAATCAGATGATGGTGTAAATGATGGAGGTCCATCGCTTGTAAAACATTTACATTCTTGTTTGCCTTCTTTTTCTGATTGCAAATCTCCCTTTTTACAATCCCACCTTGATGTAGTATCGTTGAGTTTATTATGAAGTATGAATTTTACAATATTTTCACTTATATCTTCGGGAATACAAGGTAATCTTACCTTTACCCCTATTTTTTTAGTTGTATTTATTCTTCCAATAACATATGCCTTGTGTAAAGCGTATTGTTCTTTCAAAAGATATTTTGTATAAGTATCTCCAGACATCTCTTCTTTTATAGGTGCTTTTACATTTACATCAGTTTCCACCTTAATTATTGGTGCCGAAACATGTGTAGTCATCGTCTTACACGAACGCTTGTTGTGCCCATTTTGCTTACATGTAGAGCATTTCATTTTAGATATGCTTGTGTATTGTTGATTCTTAACAATTCGTTTTAACAAGTATAAAATTTTTTGGTTGTGAAGTGTCGGTTTGAAATGTTCTTTGGACTTGTATCTAAAATACTTTGTCATTTTTTGTTATAAATACGAAATATTTATCCGCAAAAAAATATAAAAAATATATAAAATACTAAACACATAATCTAAACACTACATAATCTAAACACATTGCTTCGAATAGTTGGCGTAGAGAAGAGCCATTGCTACACCAGAAGATACATTTAGTTCGGTTATAGCATTCATCACTTTTTTTTTGTTTTCTATTAGTTTTTTACAGAACTCATTGAGTTCAGACTCGTAAATCCAATCGCGTTCAGATATGTCATCATTTGAAATTACATAATTGTTTCTCAAATCATAAACGCAATAACCGCTTTCGACGAGCATAGCTGTTTCTCCAGTCATATCGGCAAAATCTTTATAGAATGTTTTGTTTTTTTTATATACAACTTCCATGAGGGCTTTGTATATAATATTCAAATGTTCTTCTATAATCGATAGTTCCAATTCGTTGAACTGGAGATTATCGTGAATGCGTAAGGACGTGTTGTAATCCTTTTCTTTGTAGAAATTGGTCATCGAATTCTCAACGCGAGAATAATAACGGGGCATTTTGGCTCCAATAAATATATATTATATTTATTATCAATTTTTTAGTATAATAGAACAAATTAATCCAGAATATAAAAAATATAAAAATATAAAACAAATATAAGAATATATATATATTATATATTTCGCAAGAGAGCAAGCGCTACACCAGATGAAATATAACTATCATTCAATACAGAAGTAATTTTTTTTTTATTTTCTGTGAGTTTTTTATAAATATCATGAATTTCACATTCATATATCCAATTGCGATAGTCTTGACCGTCAGATGATTTAACATATCTTTCATCCAAATCAAATATAACATAATCGCTGTCATAAAGTAATTTCGTTTCATCGTGAAATTTGGCAAATTGCTCAATATGGCCATTATCATCATCGCAATAAGTATTTTGATATGCTTTTATCATAAGTGCGATTTTATCATTGATTTTTGAAAGTTCATTTTCATTATCATTGATATTATCGTGAATCGTAAGTGAGACTTCATTGTTGACGTTTTCATAAAACTCAACAATATCGTATTGCAGGTGTGTTCCGTAGCGAGGCATAATGGCAAAAATTATCGTATTGTATTTAATCATTTTTCAATAAAAATAGAGCATATTAATACCAAAATAATATTAACAATCTATATAAAATGTTTGTACTGGACTAACGAAACCAGTTTTATTGTCAATGATACGGTAATGAAAATGTTTTTTCAAAGTCATTGTATATAATTTTTTAACCTTGTATTTATCAGGACAGAATATGCGAACTTCTGCCTTTCCATTTTTAACAATCGCAATTCCCGAATTATTGAAATCTTTGTAAGCATCATAAGGGTTTTCTATTATTTTTCCCGTATTATTTGAAGCCCAATATATAATTTTTGTTCCATCTTCATAATCAGCCATATCTATAGTATATGATAAATTTGACCCTTCGGGATATTGTTCATTATTAAATAAATTATATGGTATATATGTTGTCCCTAAAAATGGTAAAAATGTTTCTTTTTGTAAAAATAAATAAATAATAAAAAATATAATAATTATTGAAATTATTCTTAAAACAGTATTATAATCATCATTTAACAATATATATAGAGAAAGAGATATACTAAATATTAGTATACAAAATAATAATATTGCGTTTACATATAAATCGGTAAAAAATATTTCCTTCATTTTACTATATAAAAAGAATAAAGTTTAAAAATAATAATTAAATCATCTGTATAATTGTGTAATTATTTATAAATATCATCGGCTATTCCCATTTTAATACTTTCTTCGGCATTAAATTGTAGGTCTTTAATTAAGAGCGTAGTAAGCATTTTTTTACTTAATTTAGTTTTTTTTAGATAGATATCATTGATATGATTTTGTACTTTAATACAATTTTTGTAGGTATCGTCGATATATGTAAGTTTCCCCCAGCACCCAGAACGCAATTCATGAATAAGTACATATGAATTTTCTGAAATATATCTTTTTTTACCATTAATACTAATGATTGTACCAGCTGACGATACATCACCTTCAATTACAGTATTTACAGGAATTTTAAGATTATTCATACAATCGACAATTGAAAATGCTGAACTAACACAACCACCCGACGTTGTAATATGTAAAAAAATTTCAGGTTCAATATTAGTATTAATAGAATCCATGCGCAATGTCGTTTCTAATACCCTTAAATTTTTACATAATTGAAAAGCAGTTTTTTGTGTAATGCTATCAGAGAAATAAATGTGATTATTCATTATATAAATATTCACACTATTTGCATTATCATTAGATTCATTGGATTCATCATCGCTACCACATTGATTATAACTACCTTTAGAAAATCTCATTCTTTTTTTAGAATTAAATGACATATTATTATATTTTTATTAAATCTTATTATCAATATAGATATAATATAACCTTATATTATTTTTTGTTGAGTTATATAATTTACACCTACTTAAATAAGATAATCAGTAATAGTTATAGAATGCAAAAATATACATGTGAAAGTTGTTTGAAAGTATTTTCACAAAAATCCTACTATATTAAACATCAAAATAAAAATATAATTTGTAATAATAAACGAAATATAGAAGAAATTGAAGATAATATTATAAATAAAAAATTGATATCAAAGAATGAAGATAATGTTTTAAATTCGATTATGAGTAAAAAGCAATTAGGACAATTTTATACAACAAACTATGAATATATTCTTTCAAATATGGAAATACCAACTAATGTTAAAACTATTGTTGAACCTTTTGTTGGTAATGGAGATTTGTTAAAATTTATAAAAAATAATAATTATATATTAGAATTATATGATATAGACCCTAAAAATAATGAAACTATAAAACGTGATACATTAAGAAATCCACCAGATTATACTGATAAATTTATATTAACAAATCCACCATATTTAGCAAAAAATAAAAGCAAAGAAAAAGATATATATGACAAATATAAGTGTGATGATTTATATAAATGTTTTATAATGAATATAATAAAAAATGTTTGTCAAGGAGGAATTATTATTATACCATTAAATTTTATATCATCGATTAGACATGCGGATATTGAATTAAGAAAAAAATTTTTAGAAAAATATTCAGTAAAAAATATTAATATTTTCGAAGAACAAGTATTTGACGATACAAGTTATGCTGTATGTAGTATATGTTTTGTAAGAAAACAAAATGATGAAATTAATAATGTTAAAATATATATTTATCCTTCAAAAAAAGAAATGCTAATAAATTTTACTATTGAAAATAATTATACTATTGGTGGGGAGATTTATAATCTTCCTCAAAATCCAAAATATATTATTGAAAGAGCTACAAATAAAACAAAAGGAAATATAACAAATATTTTACTAAAATGTATTGATGATAATATTAATAGTCAATTAGGATTTAAAATTGTTAGTGATGAAAATAAATTTATTGATAATACAATAAATTTATCAGCACGAAGTTATGCTACACTTGTTATTAATAAATCTCTTACATTAGAAGAGCAACAATGTTTAGTCAATAAAATGAATGAATTTATAAAAGAGAAAAGACAAAAATATAATTCTTTATTCTTAACTAATTATAGAGAAAGCAATTCAATCGCAAGAAAACGCATTTCATTTGATTTAGCATTTAAAATATGTAATTATATGCTTTCATCCATATAATATGTGTTGATAATATAATGTTGAAATTCTATATGATTAAAAATCTTTAAATTATTTATGTTTTTAAATTTTTCTTTTAATATTGTATATTTTTTTATTAAATCCGTATCAATTAATATGATAAGAATTTCTTCAGAATCATATTTATATTTTTTCCACCATTCAGAAAGTGTATCCATTTCCTCAAATACATTATCTTGATGTCCGCCACTACCGTAAGCGACTTTAGCAGAAATAAATCCACTTATCCTACCTGATATTTTAGCATCAAATGATTTTAAACAACAATCTTTTTGAATATTTTTTATTTTCATTTCATCGTTTGAAATAATATGCCCATCCTTTGTTGGTCTTAATTCTATTGCCGATAAGTTTTTTATTAATATTCCGCATTTCTGCGAAGTAATATTGCAAGTATTTATTTGTTCTATTTCATCTTTACTACCTTGCCTTGATGTGTTTTTAGAAATAGTTCTAGATGCTAATTTAGCAAATAAAATATCATCTTTACATTTTGATAAAAACTCTTCTTCTATAAGTTCTAAATCTTCAAGAATCCTTTTATATTCGATACAGTTAATATTTTTTTTCAACGTTTTTATATCACTTTTTAGCAAACATTCATATACAATTTTATTGTTATTATTTTGTCTATTTGACCTTAAATCTTTGAAATTTATTTCAATTGGTTTTAATTTCATATTTTCCATGACGCTGTAGCTATATACATATATTCTTAAATCAATTTTTTTATAATAACTAACACATATTAATTTGAGAAAAATAAAGACCATTAATATTTATTATTGGAGTTTTAAATTTCTATAGGTGTATAAAAATAAAGAAATCTTAATAAAATAACAATTGATATCACTTTTTAATTTATTGATAATTTATAAAGAAGCTTAATGAAATATTTGAAAAATAATATATTAATAATATTATTAATAATATTTTTATTTATTGTATTTTTAGCTTATTTTAATAAGGAGGTTTATAATTTATACTATAATAACATAGTAGAAACTTTTGAAACAAAAAATGAAGTAGGATTAAAATGGATTTATGTAGGGACGAGGGAACCAAATGGAGACAAAATAAATAATGAAAAATTACGTAAACTATTAAAGACTAAATATGTGTCTCCGGTGATAATAAATGAGGATGAATTGTTTGGTTTAGATATCAAAGATATATCTTATAGTACTTATATAGATGTTGAAGGTAGATTTTACAAACCTTATGATAGCAATAAAATATACTTAGATATGGGATTAAAATGGAGAAATTTAGGTTCAACAACTGAAAGTTATGTAGAATTAAAATATAAGGAAATATTAAATGAAAAAATTAAAGAAGCAATTAAAGAAAAAGTACAGGCAAAATCTTATGATATAATAGAAGGAGAGAATATAATAGTATTTACAAGAAGAGAACTTTCAAATATTATAGGAAATACCAAGCTATCATATGATTCTTATATAATTGTAGATAATAATAAATTTCAACCTTATCATGAATTAGATAATAATGTAATAAAAATAGGAGAGTTGAATATTGATAGTATAGAAGAAAAGGATTTGGATGCTCCTTTTACCAGATCTACAAAAATTAGCAAAGATGATACTGATTACAAGTATAGACCATTAGAAAATTACGAGTTTGAATCATCTAATCAAGAATTTAGTTTAAATACTCAATATTTATATTATAAGCAAAGTAATGATGACTTAGAAAAAAACATTAATGATCCGGTCGAAGATACTTATTTACCATATAGTGAAAGTAGTTACAAAGATGATGCTTCTTTTATTTCGCAGAATAGTATTAATAAATTTACAATAATTGATATATATAAGTCGTTATTAAATAGACAACCAAAAGGCGATGAATTAAGAAAAAACTTGCAAGATTTTTATGAAAAAAATAGCGATGAGGAAAAATTAAAACTACAAATATATAATTCTACAGAATATAAAATGATTGTTAAAATGCAATCAAATGATATAGAACCTGGATTGATTACTTACGTATCAGATGTGAAACTAATGGATATATTAGAGCCAATGTATAAAGCACAATTTAACAAAGAGATACCATATAAAATGAGAGTACCAATAAAAAAATGTTATATACATTTACAGTATAACAATTATTTATTTAGAGCATTATTAATGCATGATAAATATTCTCTTTTTGAAGCCGCCGTAATGCGCGAATATACTATGTCAGATAAAAAATTATTAGAAATATTTGATAATCATTTTATATTATATGAGTTAAGATTAATAGCAAATGGATTAAAAAGAAATGATATTATTAAAAGAAAATCATTGGAAATACCGATTGCTCTAGAGACAGAAATCGCAAAGAATGCACCAAACAATATTGATAGTAAAGAGTTAGATATGAAAACTAAAGAATATATATCAGAAATAATGAAAAATAATGATAAATCTGTGAATATTAATATTACATTAAATGATAAGGATAAGGATATGAGCAAACCATATAGTACATCAAATAGTGATAATGATAATAATGATAATAATGATAATAATGATAAAACATGTAAAAAAGGAGATAGAATTTATAATCCTATAACTTATAAACAACATTATAGAGGTTATCCCCCATACCGTCCGAATGTATGTTCATATGGTACAAAACAAATAGTTAATCCGGTTATGATGGTAAGTTCAAATGAGGTACTTGGGACACCATTAAAGGAAGCGATAGAAAATACGCAAGTAGGAAGTATAATGCCGAAATTTGAATATAGAGAATATGAAGAAATAAATTAAAAAAATATCTTTTTATAATAGAATAAGAATTAATGATTGAAAATTTTGAACTTATGAGTATAAATGGTGGTTCTGTAAAAGTTTATACAGGTGCTAAAAATGGTAAATTTATTATAAATAAAAAGGGAAGAAAGGTATATTTAAATAAAAAAACTATTCAAGATAATTTAAAATATGCTCCCAAAAAAAGAGGTAAGAAAAAAGCAGAAAACTAGAAAAATAATATTAATATAAGCTTAGCTATTTTTTAATATATTTATTTAGATAGATAGATATATATAAATGGCATCATCTAATAATATTAAAAATATTGTTGAAAAGATTGAAGAAAAACAATTAAAAGTATTATATGACGAATTTAAAAATGTAATTAAAATAATATCTAATTTTGTTATAAAAAAAAAATTAATATTATATGGAGGGCTTGTTATAAACTTAAGTTTACCAGAAAAATATAAATTTTATAAAAAATATACTATAAATGATTTTGATTGTTATTCAAAAGATCCTTACAGAGATTCAATGGAATTAGCTAAACTAATAAAAAAATATAAATATAAATATATTAAAGTAAAATATGCTAAACATGAAGGAACCTTAAAAATATATGTGTATGATAAACAAATATTCGATATTACTTTAATTGACCCTGATATATATGATAAACTAATAATTTTTACAAATAAAAAAGAGAATAAATTAAAATATTATAAGGATAAATACAAGATAATACCTCTTGAATATATGAAACTTAGTTTGTATTTTGAGTTAGCACGCCCAGAACAATCGGGATGGAGATGGGAAAAAATATATAATCGATTAAATATATTAAATACAGTTTATCCTACTAAAATTAGTGATATAGTAGTAAAAAAATGTTTATGTATAAATACCTATTATAATAATATTGTAAATAAGGTTTTAGAATATATTAAAATGTCTAAGTATCCAATTATAGATAGTTATCCTTTAAGATTATATACTATTAAAAATAAGGGTTGTTGTTTTAGACTTAGTGAAAATTCGAGATATATTACTATATTGTCAAATAGTTATATTAAAACAAAAAATAATATTTTAAGTATTTTGAATAAAAATTTAGACTTATCTAAATTTAAAATATTATCAGTTTTAAACAAAATTAATAATATTAATTTATATAATTATTATGATATAAGTATTGTAAATTTAAGTAATAATGAAAAATTTAATATAATAAAAATAATTCAATGTAGAAACGAATGTTTTTCTGTAAATAATAAAAATGGCTTTGTCACTGGAAGTTTAGATACTAATATATATTTCTTATATTTAGAATATATTAAAAACAAAATATATTTAAATAATAACAAAGAGGCATCTGAAAACCTTTATTATATTAATAGATATGAAGATTATATTAAAAATGATATTAATAATAATATAAAAAAAAGATTAAGAAGCGAATGTTATGGTATTATAAATAAGGAAGAAGATATTAAACGTTTGTGGAGAAAGAGATTAACATTGAAATATTTCTAATCTAATTTTTTTAATATAAAATTTTTAATTTCAATATCATTTTCATTAGTATTCTCAGAATAAATATTAATTACGTCAGTATCGCTATTCTCTTCGCTATTCTCTTCGCTATTCTCTTCGCTATTCTCTTCGCTATTCTCTTCGCTATTCTCTTCGCTATTCTCTTCGCTATTCTCTTCGCTATTCTCTTCGCTATTCTCTTCGCTTGTATCTTCGCTTGTATCTTCGCTATTATCTTCGCTATTATCTTCGCTTGTATCTTCGCTATTCTCTTCGCTATCCTCTTCGCTTGTATCTTCGCTATTCTCTTCGCTATTATCTTCGCTATTCTCTTCGCTTGTATCTTCGCTTGTATCTTCGCTTGTATCTTCGCTTGTATCTTCGCTATTATCTTCGCTATTATCTTCGCTATTCTCTTCGCTATTATCTTCACTTGTATCTTCACTATTCTCTTCGTATATGCGAATCAATTCATTTTCGTTTTTTAAATTGTCATTATATTGAATAATATAAATTTGTTGATTATTATTTAGTAACAATTTTTTACAAACTGATAACTCATTGAGAAAATCATTAATTTTTATTTTTTTTACTGTTTTAACATTGTTCATTAATTGTTTAGTTGCTTCACTCTGAAAATTAATAATAACATCATTAAATATTGGTAATAAAAGATTTAGAACTAAATAAAAATTAACAGTTAAATTATAGTATATGGTCTTATAATTATTAATAAGATTAAGTTTCATTTTAAATATCATATTAATATGTTTCTTATATATTTTTTAAGATAAATTTTTCTTAACAGTATATATACATATATTAAGTTTGATGCTATGAATATCAGATTTTCGATAAATATTATTATTTTTATCTCTTAAAGATAAATCAAATCTATTTAAGGATTGTAATACAGGGTTTATAGTATGGTTAAAAGATGATGCAAAATTGCCAATATTTGTAGAAATTGCTAATGTTGATTTATATTTATTTGTATCTACTATTGTGCCATCATAAGGAATCAAAGCAAAATATTTAATTTCATTAATATTATTATCAGGTTGTTTGATATATGATATTTCTCTATCAAAATTGTTTAATGATAAATAAAATTTGTCATCTGTTGTATATTGTGTATTTGTAATTACTGTAATATTTATAATTTGAATAGATATAGCATTTTTAATAGTATCACTAAACTTGATATAAAATGAGAACTCATCGGGTTTTATAAAGGTACCATTGTTAGAATCAATATGTAACATAATTTTATCATAAGCAAATGTATTATTAAGGTCGACTTCCATTTAAATGTTTCTATTTACTTTTTATATTTATAATAATTTAAAAATTAAAACGAAAAGAGTACATAATTATATTTTTAGATGGATTTTATAATTTTTAATATTTTTTGATATTTTTTTAAATTATGTACTCTTTTTTTATTATTTTAAAAAATATATAAAGATATTTTATGTTATTATATTCATAAGAAAATCAAGAATTAATGACTAATAACGAAGATATTGCAGCTGGTTTTGATATTGGAACTACTACCAGCTGTGCTGCTATTTGGATTAATGACCGTGTTGAAATTATCCCAGACACACAGACAGGTTCGCGTATTATTCCTTCATATGTTTCATTTAATGAAAATGAAAAACTTGTTGGTGATGCTGCTAAAAACCAATCTACGATGAATCCTAAAAATACTATTTATGATACTAAGCGTTTAATTGGTAGAAAATACACCGATGATGTTGTGCAACAAGATATTAAATTATGGTCTTTTAATGTATCAGGTGATAATAACAATAAACCATTGATTAATGTAAAATATAAAAATGAGGAAAAAACATTTCATCCAGAAGAAATTTCTGCAATGGTAATTCAGCGTTTGAAAGAAACTACGGAATCATATTTGGGACATCCTCTAAAAAAAGTTGTAATTACTGTACCTGCTTATTTTAATGATTCTCAACGTCAAGCTACAAAAGATGCGGGCGCTATCGCAGGATTGGAGGTATTGCGCATTATCAATGAACCGACAGCAGCGGCCATCGCTTATGGACTTGATAAAACTGGTGATAAAAAAGAAAAAAATATCCTTGTATTTGATTGTGGAGGTGGTACTCACGATGTTTCTATTTTAACACTCGATGGGGGTATTTTTGAAGTTAAATCAACGGGAGGCGATACACATCTTGGTGGTTCTGACATTGATAATTTAATTGTAGATTATTTATGCGATGATATTAAAAAGAAACACAAGATGGATGTTCGCGAGAATGCTAGAGCACTAAAGAGACTTAATATTGCTGCTGAAAAGGCTAAAAAGAATTTATCAGCTTCCTCAACAACTACAATTGAAGTAGATTCATTGATGGATGGTGTTGATTATAATACTACATTGTCGCGTGCTAAATTTGAATCACTTGCGGATAAAGTATTTCAAAGAACTTTGAAACCAATTGATCAATTGTTGAAAGATGCTAAAATGAGTAAAGGAGATATTCATGAAATTGTTCTTGTAGGTGGTACGACACGTATTCCAAGACTTCAAGAACTTTTATCCGAATATTTCAATGGTAAGCAATTGAACAAATCATTAAATCCAGATGAGGCTGTCGCTTATGGCGCAGCTGTTCAAGCTTCTATTTTAACTGGTCAAGGTAATAGTAAAACAAATGAACTTTTGCTACTCGATGTAGCACCTCTTTCACTTGGAATTGAAACAGCTGGTGGAGTTATGACAAAAATTATTGAAAGAAATACAACTATCCCTACAAAAAAATCGCAAATATTTTCAACATATTCTGACAATCAACCAGGTGTTGATATTAAAATTTATGAAGGAGAAAGAGGATTTACAAAGGATAATAATCTTCTAGGTAGTTTTCATTTAGATGGAATTCCTCCAATGCCTCGCGGACAAGCACAAATTGAAGTATCATTTGACGTAGATGCCAATGGTATTATGAATATTACAGCTGAAGAAAAATCAACAAAGAAAACAAATAATATTACAATCACAAATGATAAAGGTAGATTGTCAAAAGAACAAATTGATGAAATGATTAAAAAAGCAGAAGAATTTAAAGAAGAAGATAATAAACAAAAAGAATTGATAGAAACTAAAAATGGATTAGAGAATTACCTGTATAATCTAAAAAATTCTATGAAAAAGAATGAAAATTCTCCACCTACTATTGATGAAATTAAGTCTGAGATTGATCCAATTATTGACGAAGGATTAAAATGGTTGGAAGAAAATACTAATGAAGATATTGAAACCTATAAAAATAAGCAAAAAGAACTTGAAGAGAAGGTTAATCCTCTAATGCAAAAGTTCTATAGTAGCCAAATGCCATCCGGACCTCCACCTGATATGAATGCTGGGGAAAATCCCGGAGAAAATAATGCGGACGATTTAGATTAAAAATATTTTGTTAATATTAATTTCGCATATTTAAAACAACTAAAGGTATAGAAATTAGCATAAATATTATTACTAATAATATTATAGATGCTAATATTATATTATAAATCCAATATATCTCACGCTTGATATCCTCGCTACATTCACAATTTAATTCTTTTAGTTTATTGATAAAAATTATAGCAATAAATATATTTATGATTCCAAATAGAGATACGACGCTAGTAAAACCATTGTAAAAAGATATTATAGAGTTTTCGTTTGATAATAATAAATTATAATCATCTGTAATAAATGCGTACATATATATAATTAAATTTATAATAAATATTGGTATAGCAAAGTATAAATAATATTTAATATATTCACGCATCCAATGACCGCTACATTCACATTTTATAGTTTCTAATTTATTTAACCATACTAAAGCATTAATATTAATAATTATAGCGATAATTCCGGATACAATATTAAATATGATTCCGCTTCTCAATGAACTATAAGTTTCATCATTATTATTAAGTGATAAAGGGGATATAATTTTAATTTTTTTTTGAAAATTATCAATATTAGATTTATTAACTGATTTATTTTTTTTAGAACTTTTATTTAAAAATTTTATTTGCGACGATGTTCTATTTTTTTTAACAGGCATATCTATTATAATATATATATATTTATAATACGATGATATAAAAAAGACTTTATAATAATATAAATATATTATTATGCAAGGATTAGAGAACTTGGGTTCTACTTGCGCTATTAATAGTTTAGTTCAGATTATATGTAGAAACCATTACCTTAGAAATATTATATTAGAGTATGAATTGTCAAAAGATGGAATTGTAGATAATTTAAAAGAAATATTAATATTAATGCATGAAAAGCAAAAATCTCTAAGACCTCGTAAGTTTATCAATAATATATTCAAAATATTAAATGGTACTTTTAAATATGGTGAACAAATTGATATATATGAATTGTGGTTATTTTTATCACAAGAGATAATTAAAGAAATTAATGAGGATGAAAGATATCATAGTGTAATAAGCGATATAAAAATCACTGATACTTTTAATAAAGGATTAATTATAAATAATGATAATGATTTTGCTAAATTATTATTGAACAATAGTCCATTAAAAAATAAATTTTTATATTATAATATAAAATTAAATAATAATAAAATTTCTAAATATCAATCGTGCATACAGGGATATTTTTTAAATATAATTACTTGTCTCAATTGTTATAATACATTATATAATTTTGAATCATTTATTACATTAAATCTAAATATTATAAATAGTAATAATTCAATAGTAGATATGATAAATGAATTATATAAAGAAGATGTTAGATGCGACGATTGGAAATGTGAAAATTGTAATAAAAATTCTAGATATAAAAAAGAATGTAAAATATGGGATTTGCCGAAAGTGTTAATAATTATTGTTAATAGATTTAGTGATATAACTAAAAAAAACGAAGAACCTATTAATATAAACGATGTATTAAATTTTAAAAAAGGCACTATATTAAATAATATAAATTTAGAAAAAAAATATTATTTATCATCATTAGCTTTGCATATGGGAAATGTTGATGGTGGACATTATGTAGCAATATGTAATAATGATACATCATATTATAATTTATATAATGATATAAATGTTTCTAATATTGATAATTTTAAAATTGATAATAAGTATGCTTATATGATTGTATATAATAAGTTATAAAAAAAATATGAAAATTAAATAAATTTATTAATATTATTTGGTAATCCGTGTCCAAATATAATCATATAAATTAATACGACCGCGGCAATTAAAATACTTCTATTCTCTGCTACTTCTGCCTTTTGTTTTAATAAAAAAACCATTAATATGTATAATATCAACCCGATAATTATAGAATGTAATACCATAATTATACCTCTTTCCATTTTTAATTTATATATTCTACTATGTATAATATATATAAAATATATATAAAATATATATAAAATATAAATATTTTAATATATTAAATGGAAAATATAGAAAATAATATTGTATCAATTAATATAGTCGATGATGAAATTAATATACTTTATGATAATAATATGACAGAAACTTTATTGATTAATAAAGATACATATAAAAAAATGAGAGATAGTTGGTTAGTAGACCAACCACCATTTATATCCGATAAATATAAAAAACAAATGAATAATATTATTTTAGCTGTCATACAAAATAGAGAATCGAGCTTTAATGAGCTAAAAGATTTTTTTAAACAAGAAAATATAACAGAAGTTACCAAATTTTTTGTTTATATGCGAAGTAGAGATTTAACTGAAGAAAAATCAAAATGGACTGTAAAAAAATAAATTTAAATAAAATAAGTATATGAGAAAAGTATTATTAATTACTATTGTTAGTATTTTAAACCAAATATTAAAAGTATCCGGATATATAAATATAAATGTATTTGGTACAGGATTATTTTTACCATATAGTATAGGTATTATTGGATGTATAAAAAAACATGCAAATATAACAGATAAAACTGATTATAAAATCAATGGTATTTCAGGTGGGGCATGGTGTTCTCTTTTATATACACAAGAGGAAGATTTAAGTGATCATGATAAAATATGGGATTATGCTGTAGGTAGTGAAATGACAAATATTAAATTACAGAATGATATGAAAACCTTCCAAGAAAATGTTGAAAATAATTTAAAAAACCGTTATAAAAATAAAGGTGCTAAAAATTTAAACAAAATATCAATAATATCAACAAAAATGATAGGTAATTTTTTTAATATGGATGTTGAAAAAAAAAGTGATTTTAACAATATAGATGATTTAATTAATTTTTGTCTATGTAGTTCATATTTACCTTATTTATCTGGAAATAGCTTTTCGCGAGAATATAAAGGTTCTTATTATATTGATGGAGATATTAAATATAATTATAAAAATCAAAAAGAAAAATTAATTGATACAGAAGATGTAAATAATATAATAATACATAGAAATATGTGGGGGCGAAATTTTTCGCCAGAAAATTATTTATATATAGACAAAGACAAATCGCGTAAATTATTTCAACAAGGATGGGAAGATACAGAAAAAAATATAGATGTTATAAATGCTAAAATTAAACATTAATTGAAATAAATAGTAATATAAGTAATAGTTATTAATTTAAAAATAATTTATTTGCTTTATTATATGATTTTTCTATTCGTTTATCATATTCTTCTAATCTTTTTAATCTCTGCATTTCTTCATTTTCCTCTCTATTTTTTTTTATCTGTTGAAGTTTTAATTCTTTATGAGATAGTTGTTTTTCGATTTTAGAATCGCTATATTTTTTATATTCATCAATATTTTTAAAATGCTTATTATTTTTTATTATTGATTCGTCGACAAGTCTTGTACCTTCATGTGCTTTCATATAATCTGTATATGCTAATGATTTTGATTTTTCAGGTGCACATGTATAATCATCAGGTTTTTTACTTCCTAATTCTGTAAAGTTAAGAGTTTTTGCCATTAAAAGAGGTTCTGGTTCTTTATATTTTACCAATTGTTTGTTTATAGGAACATTTTTATTAAATAAGTTATTAAATGTTTCATTATCTATTTTATCTTTCTTAATTACTTTTTCTATATTAATATCTTCTCGTACTTTTGAAGATTCTTGCATTTTTTCACCATAACCAAAATCAATATCATCGTCATAAACTTTACATTTTTCAAAATTCCTATTAAACTTAGATGAAAATGCTTCTTTATTGCTATTACCTAAAATATCACTTGGATGTGGGTTTGTTTCACCTGTCATTTTATGAAAATATTCAGTGGATTGTTTTTTAAGTTCATAATGATCTAAGTCGCTATTTCGTTTTTTATATTCTATAGCTAATTTTTTAAAAGAATATGTTATAATATTAAATAAATCCTTATTCCCACCTGGTTTGTCGGGATGTGTATTAATCGCCAGTTTTTTATAAGCATCCTTAAGTTCGTCCCAAGTAAAATTTTTATTTACATTAAGTACTTCATAATGATTTAGTTTTTTTATATCTATACTTTTCAAATCTATTGAATTGATAGAATTTGTAGTATTAACTATATTATTATGTTGTTGTTGTTGAAATGCGTGATGATAGTCGTGATATATATTTTGTCTTGAAGATGTGTTTCCCATATCATTAAATATAAGTTAATTTCTTTTTAATAAATATTAATTTAATATTTATAATTTATAATACGCATATATAAAAATATATTGGATATTATTTAATAATTAAATATGTATAATAGTATAATTATCGCAGGGTGCAATTTTATAGGTTTATATTCTGCTATTAAATGTATTGATAGTGGATACAATAAAGATATTATAATTATAGAAAAGAAAAGTAATTTTATAGATAATAATACTAATTATTTGATTTTTAATAAAAATCATACATTATATATAAATTTGCTAAATAAATTTTCAATAAAATATACAAAATATATATTAAAATATAATAATAAAATTACTCATATTTTAAATAATATTATTAATAATTCCAAAATGATAACAAAAAAATCTTTAAACAACCAGACTTTTATAAAATTTTGTAGAACAATACTTAGTCCAATAGATTATAATGTTTTAAAATATAATATTGAAGACTTTGAATATATATATAATAATGTGTCTGCTATGTTCGCAATAACCTTATTTACAAATGAATTAAACAATGAACAAGAATATTATATATTAGAAGATGACAAAAATTTATTGATTGAGCGAATGTATAATTACGTTGTAAATAATAAAGTAGTAATATTATTCAATACAGAAATCAAAGATATAGTATATAAAAATAAAATATTTATAATGTTGAAAAATAAAACATATATTTCTACCATACTTATTTTGTCGTTATCAAAAGATAATTTATTAAAATTTAAGTTTTTTAGTAAAGAGAATAGAAAAATATTAAATTGCGTTTCAAAGCATAATATAGATATTGATAAAATATTTTGCGATAACAAAATACAATACTGTGATGATATTAAATCACATTTACTAAATAATATACATTTAGTATGTCCTATAAAAAAATATAATGTATATTTATGGAATGTAGGTATAAATGAAATAATTATAAAAGAAAAAATTAAGCAAATGTTTAATCATATATATATATGTAGCGATTCATATTCAAGAAATTCTTTCTTTGCTAATTATTCACTAGAAACATATGATGATATACATAATAAAGTAATTAATAAGATAATTAAAAAATGATTGAATTAAATAATATTTAATTATTTAACGATTATATTTTAAATGGTACATTATTATGGTAAAGATTATATTCTTGAGGAATGTAAAAATAAAATATATAGTTTATTTAAAAATAATGTTTATCTTAATGATAAATGGTTTATATTTTTGGATTATTATGAATTGAATATAAATACTACAAAAAATAAAACATTACTTATTGTAATGTTGTTTATAATAATATTATTTATTAAGTTTATTTTATTTTATGTAATATTTTATGTAATTGTAATGTATATAAAATATTATAATAATAATTCTCTAAAGAAAAATAAAAAAAGATATCATTATATTGCTAAATTATTTCCCAGTGCTACCAAATCCCCCGTCTCCTCTGTTAGTAATACTAAAATCTTCGTTTGATAATTCCAAATTAACATATTCTTGCTTTCTAAAAATTATCTGGCAACATTTACAAGGCAATGGAATATCTGGCATATCTTTATTTATTTTAATTAGTGCTACATAAAGGTTTCCTCTATAACTTTGGTCTATAATACCAATATTATTAGCAAGCATATATCCAGATTTACTTATAGAACTACGAGGCACTATTTCAACATAATATCCATTTGGGATATCTAATTTAATGCCCGTGTCATATAAAATAACCCCACTATCTAAATTTTTATATTCTTTAATAATCGTCAAATCATAACCTGTGTCACTATAAGATGCCTTAGTAGGCATCACCGCATCAATGTCAGTTTTAAACACTTTTAAAATAGGCAAATTATCTTTATTATTAAAATTATAAATATTGTAATTGATATAAGGTGATTCAATCGAATATATTTTTCCCAAAAAATCTAACATATCTGAATTACGATACTCGACAGTGTATCCTATTTTTTCTTCTTTAACTATATATGGAACATTGTATAGTTTTCCTATTTTTAAGAAATTATCGCTTTTATCAAATGATAAGAAAAGAGAATTTCCAATTAAATTACCATATACCTCTATGTATGCTTTAATAAATTGATTCGAATAATCACAAGACATATTATGTAATTTATCAATAAAATTAGTTAAATCTTGTTTATAAATCGCATCAATTTTAATATCACCAATATGTTTAATAATATTATTAATTAAAATAGGAGTTGTAATAGTTAATTCTACATTATTATTTTCACTTATAAATACGTCGCCTAATTTTTCCAATATATTTAAAATATGATTGATATTGTGAAAATATTTAATGTTATTATATTTTTTTTTACATTTGGTAAAATTATTATAAGAAACAATTTTATTATTATTACTATTAATATTATTAATATTTAAAACTGTAAACTCTGATTTTAAAGATGTATTATTAGACTTTTCTTTTAAATTTAGTAGTATCAAACTTAATATATATACTTTCTCTACTGTATCTAAAATATCAAAATATTTAGTATTTATCATTTTAATAATAAAAAAGTCTAAAACTTTATATAATTATAAATTAAATAATGAATAGTAATTATTATAAATATTATACAATTCAAAAATCGGTTTTATTATGCTATAAAGCAATAAAAAAAAATATTAAAATAGATAGAAATGATTTATTGATAGAGCCAAGTGCTGGAAACGGAGCTTTTATTAAATATATTAAAAAATTATCTGATAATTTTATATTTTACGATATTAAACCAGAACATAATGATATTATTAAAAAGGATTTCTTAAAAGTTAAAATAGAAAATATAAATAATATAAATAATCGCAATTTTAAAAATATACATATTATTGGTAATCCCCCATTTGGAAATAAATCTAGTATAGCAATTAAATTTATTAAGCATAGTGCGAATTTAAATGCTAAAACAATTGCTTTTATACTACCCGTAAGTTTCAATAAAGCAAGTTTTAGAAAAGCATTTCCAATGAATTATCATTTAATATATAATAAAAATATGCCCGACTATTCATTTAAAAAAAATGATGAGATTGTAAATATTAAAACAACATTTCAAATATGGGAAAAAAGAGATTATAATAGAAAAATAATTAAGAAATTAAAAACTTCACAATGGTATAATTTTAGCAAAAAAACCGATTGCGATATATCAATACGAAGAGTGGGTTTTAGTTCAGGGATAGCTAAAATATGCGAAGATAAAGATAATGAAAATACAAATTGGTTTATAAAAACAAATATAAAAGATAAAAAACAATTGATGAAAAAGTTAAATATTATGAATAAAATAAAATATAATTTTAAAAATAATGTAGGTGCTTATAGTATATCTAAGCAAGATATTATAGCAAAATATAATAAAATATAATATATTTCAGTATAATATTATACGCGAGCTATCATTATTATCAATACCTTCTACAGCTTTAGCATTTGTACTTTTTGGATATAACGCATATGCGGTATTAGTCAATTCTTTATTTTCATTATTTATTTCAGGTATATATTTATAAATATATTCTAAACCATCACAATCAGTTTCTTCTTTTTTTTTAGGTTTTTCAAATTTATCAGGATGTTCTTTTATAATATCTCTCTTTATTTCTTTGTATAATTCAAAAGAAACTTCATCTATTTTACTTATTACATTTTTTTCTTTAGAACTCCAGCCGGGAGAAGCATCTTTTTTATGCGTATATATACATATTAAAGCCATTGAATGTAATAGACCTGTTCTTGTATTTCTATATTTCTTTTTATATTCATAATTGAAAAGTGAATAAACATTATCAATGTAATCTTCCTTATATAATATACTATAAACACCCCATAAAAACCAAACAACATCATCGTCACAGTTATTAAATTTTGTTTCGAACTTTAATTTCTTTCTCAAAATATATTCTAAAACAAGACGTAAATCATTAGATATATTAGTTAGTTTATCTAAATCGTCTACAGATATATCGTCAGTGCTTTTAATATTTTTAATTATAATTGATATAATTTTAAGTGCTATTGAATAATTTTCATTATCTTGTGGAGGCAATATACCTTCGAATTTAATGATACCATTTTGTGATAATTTCATTTCATTACTATTAATAATATGGGAAATCTTGGATTTTAATACTAATAATGACATATTATTACATTTAGCTGTAGGATGTTTATTATAAATATCGCATATTATACACATTTTTGTTAATAAAATATATACATCTTTAATATTGATTTTTTCATTTTCTATAAGTAAAACAGTATTTTGATATATATCAATTACTTTACTAATATCTTTTAAATATACGAAAGTACCAATATAAGAGCATATATCAACATAAACATATTCTAACTTTTCTGGCTCATCATATAAAAATATAATCTTTGTAGCTAATAATATGCTTTTTTGAATATCACCATTGGTTATTGATGTATATAATTCATTATTCATAACAACATTTAAAATATAATATTATTTATTTTAACCTATTATAAACGAATATCATAATATAAAAAATAATAATATATAATATACAATCGTTTAATAATATAATATTATGTAAATATATCGCTATTTTTTATTATGAAATCGTGGTAATTATTTATAATTTTATAACATTTAACAATAGTAACTTCTGATACATTACAAGCTTTTGCAAATTTTTTTTTACTATATCCTAAATTCTTTACAACAGAATAATAATAAAGAATACCAGCAGCTGAAGATGTAGGTGAATTATCGTTCATTATTTCATTATCTTCTATTATTTTAACTAACTCCTTACATTTATTAATGTCTCCAATATACATATTAAGATTATTACCATATTGTGAAATAAAATCAATAGGGTCGGGAGAAGAAACATTTATTTGAAGCAATGTCTGAAAACGAGAATTTCCCTTGTTTAAAGTTACATGTGATATGTTAAACATAGCAGCAATATCTTTAGAACTTTTTGGTATTTTATTAAGTAAGCAAGAATGATATATACATGATGCAATTAATCCTTCCTTATTATCACCTCGTGATATTTTTTTTTCAGAAGCTTTTTTATATAAAACTTTAGCATTATCTATAACTTTTTGAGGAATGCCATTATTTATTGTATTTGCTGTCATTTTATCAAATACATTCCATAAAGTTCTTTCATCATATGGCATACTATTCCACATTTGAAACATTCTTATTCGTCGTATATCTATATTATCTTTATAACCACATCCTATCATAGAACCCATAGAAGATTTTGGTAATAAATTGTTTGTAGGCATACCACATCTTGAAGGATCACCATCGCGATTATCGTCATTACCGTAAAATCTCCATTCAGCAGTATTTTCAATAACATTTGAAATAATTGAACTACATTTACTACAAATATTCATGTTATCCTCGCTTATAAATTCAGAACAACCACATAAACATTTAATTATATTTTTATCATCTATACAGTTATCAATATTTTCTTCTTTTTTAACTTCGTCGAATAATTCCCATAGTTCATCTTCGTTCATAATTGATAATGGTATAAACAATATATAATAGACGATAATCAATTTTTAAATAGTTTTAATTATATAGAAATTAAATGGATAATTTACCTAAGGATGTTATTTTGTATAACAAGGTTAAAAAATATATTTATGAAAAATATCCGAAACATTCAGCATATAGAAGTGGAATATTAGTTAAAGAATATAAAAAAGCTTATAATAAAAAATATGGTAATAATCAGTCTTATACTGGAAAGAAAACAGAAAAAAAAGGGCTCTCGAGATGGTTTAAAGAAGAGTGGAAAAATCAGAGAGGAGAAATAGGATATAATAAAAATATAGATATTTATAGACCTACAAAAAGGGTAACAAAAGAAACACCTTTAACATTTAGTGAATTGAGTAAATATGAAATAAGAAGAGCACAAAATGAAAAAAAAATTAAAGGTCGTATATATAAATTTAGAAAAAAAAATTGATTATATTTGTATAGTAATAGAATAACATATATATTATGAGAAATTACATTGCTATATTCATAATTCTTTTAAAAATAACTGAAGGATATATCAATATTCCACAATTTTCACAATTAACGCGTGTAAATAAAATTATGACATTAAATGTTAATGATAAGAAAATGCTAGATGACAATCAAAAATTTATTTATAAAAATTATTTATTAAGCATAAGAAAAGTTAAAAAAACAATAAAACGTAGCAATTCTGTTATAGATATAAATAATATAATCGACAATGTTGGAAATATTATCAATACCTCACAAAATATAACAAATAATAAATCAGTTTTGTATTTAAAACAAAATAATACTGTTATCGATAATGATGAATTGATAGCAAAAAAATTAATATTATCAAATATACATATTGATGTATCTAATGTAAAACATATTCAAATATCAACTAAAAATGATACATTAATAATTGATTTAGATAAAAATAATGATGTTTTGAAAAGTGAATTAAATAAAATAGATACATTTTTAAATGTAGCATCTATATTAACTTCTTTAATGAATAATTAAGAAGTGGTATCGCGAAGTTCTCTAATCTCTTGTCTAAGTTCTCGAACCTCTTGACGCAATACATTAAGTTCATTGCGAATATCATAATTAACATTACGCGATTCATAAGGAATATAAGGCCTTGAACTTTCGCGATTATATTTAGATGGACGTTTTCTCATTGTCATTTTAGATTGATGTTCATCTCTTTTTTTCTTAAATTCGGCAATATCTTCAGCTGATACATCATACTTTTGTAGTAGTTCTTTTTCATCCATATCGGATGATTCAACTTGTTTACAAATATATTGATATAGTCGCGTCTGAATGCTTCTTGAAGTTCTTTTAAGTTCTTGTGCGATATCATCATATGATGATTTATTTTCACGCATACTGAGAAGTCGTTCTTCTTCACCTTCTTCCCACCCAAATCCAGCCCTTGATGTTTGTTCATTTTTTCTTAGTTCATCAAAGTTAGATCTTTTATTGTATCGGGATTGCATTTTTAATTTGTTGTTATGACGTGCCTATGGAGCTATGTATATATATCGTTATCTTTTTATATCATTTTTAATTTCAATGAAAAAGAGTACATAATTAATAAATTTTTTAATTTTTCATTTTTTTAATTTTATAAAGGTTTAATAATAATTATGTACTCTTTTTTAATGTAGTAAAATGTATTATAATGTAAATTATATATTGAGAACGATAAATATAATTATAGTAATAAAAAGAATAGTAGAGATGCGCATATTACACGGGAAGTTATCTGGTTATATAGTTATTTTTTTATTGTAAGTTTTATTATAAAAATTGTTAAATAAAAAAATCATACTAATATGATAAGAAAGTTCAAATAATGCTAATTTTTTAGGTACAATATTTTCATATATTAAAACAATAAATGAATGTAGGATACATGAATAGAATTGCAAGATTTGTAATTTTGTAATATATTTTTTAAACGGGTTATTAATGCCATATGATGTAACATAATAATGAGAATACATTATCATATGAATTATACTATTTATTAAAGCACAAAATGCGGTTGTTCCGTTTCCATGCCCTAAATTAATAATATATGCCCAAACGCAGGCAATGCTAGAATGATGATATATGTGTAAAAATGACAATTGCTCTTTCGTTTTTCCGCGTGTAATAATAAAGAATGTGTCAAAAAAATCAAAATATTTAGATAAATAATGAATATATACATAATATTTAAGAGTATCATTGTAAGTTTTATTTATATTAAAAATATTTGGGATTATAAATAATTCACGTAAACCATAAATCATATATAAATTTAAAATTATTTGAGAAATATTATATATTCTTAATAAACTATTGAATTTAAAAGGTTTAAAATTTAACATTAATTTTGATAATAAAAATATACCAACAAAATATGCGGATGTTGCTTTAATTGTAAAATCATAATTTGTAGTTGAAATTAATAAATCATCTGTTATTTTCATTATTATATTATAATATAATAGAAAACTTTATATGTTTAAAAACAAAATAAATTATTTACTTATAGCATTATTTATATTATTATTAATTATTATTATTGGATATTTATTATATATTAATTTTAATTTGGAATCAAAAAAATCGATGAATATTATAAAAGAGAAAGATAATGCTAAAATATGCATGACTGTTGATGAATATAAAAATTTGTTAGACAACAAAACGAATATTAAAATGATATCTGAAAAAAGTAAAGAGGATACTATAGAAAGAGATAGAAAGGTATTAGACGATGATTTATACCCTCCTTTAAATCGCGGGGATACTGTTTCTCATACAAGATTAGCAAATAATATTAATAATAGAAAAATGTATATAAATACACAGGAAACAGGTGATACATACAGATTAGTTGCATATGTATCTAGTACATCTAATATGAAAGATTCAGGAAACAATAATTGGAAGTTATTTGCTAGACAAAAAGATAGACATATTTCAGATTTTTATATGATACCAACAGATAATACAAATGATTTAAAAGTAAGTATTACAAATGATAATGTTATTGGAACAAAATTAAGAGATATATATGATATACCTCAACAAATTACGTTCAATTCTCCACTTCTTAATAAGGAACCTTATAATGTCGTCGAAGTTCCTAAAGCAGATTTAAGTCGTTCTGCTGATTATATATAATTATTGGTATAAGATATAATTGATATAATGTAATTAAATTACTATGAATGATATAACAAATAATGAAGAAGAAACTAAATCTAATTCTTCGGCAAATTCATTATATTTAGAAATGGTTCCTTTTAATATTAGAGGACGCGCTGAGTGGTGGGAGTTACGACACAATGAAATAAATATTTGTGAAAAAATTGCTGAAGGTAGCAATGGTATTATATATAAATCTTATTGGAGAGGATTGCAATGTGTAGTAAAATCTGTAAAACATCGAAATAACGATATCGAATATCAAGATTTAATAAATGAAATAGCTGTTATATCACACTTAAGACATCCCAACCTTGTATTATTTTTAGGAGCTTCAACAATAACAGACCCATTATTACTTGTTTATGAATATATGGAAAATGGTTCATTAGAATCTTATTATAATAATAAGTCAACAAATAAACAGTTATGGAAACCCGATATTAAAATAGCACATAAATGGATACATGAACTAACATTAGCAGTTTATTTTTTACATAATTGTTATTATCCTATAATGCATCGTGATTTGAAACCATCTAATATATTACTTAATAATGATTTACATATTAAATTAACAGATTTTGGATTATCGCGAACTATAAAAAAAAAACATGAAAAATATAAAATGAGTGGATGTGCAGGAACATTAAGATATATGGCACCTGAATTAATATTTAATGATAATATAGAATATGATTTAAAAATAGATATTTATTCATTGGCACTAAATTTTTGGTTTATTTTTACAGGAAAGGTTCCTTTTAAAGAAATAGATAATAATCCTCATGTAATACAATTAATAGCAATAGATTATAGACCAAATATTAATGATATTCCTATTAAAGAATTAAGAGAATTGATTAGTATAATGTGGAGTACAAATCCAGATAATAGGCCTGATACAAAATATATATTAAATATAATTGAAAATATAAATGTAATAGAAAAAAATAAAAAATGTATTATATCATAATATTAAAAATCTTTAACGATACTATAACATATTAATGATAATCTATCATCATCATTACCTTCATATTTATTATTTAATTTATTTAATATATTTTTATTAATACATTTATCGGAATATTCATTGTATAATTGTTTTTTATAATCAGTGTTTAGACCATTAATATGATTGCTTATAAATTCTTGTAATTCATAATTATTATTATTATTATTATTAAAACTTTTCATAATTTTTTTACACAAATTTTTAATTAAAATCGTATTATCAATGTTTATATTATTAATAATCATATGTATATAGTAATAATTATTATATTTTTATGTCATTTTTATTATTATGAGTTTTTAAATACCATATATGATATAAATATGAATTTTCAACAATAATAAATGTTAATATACTCATAAAAATAATATTATAAAATAAATATATGTTTTGAGATAAAAGTATTATTAGTAATAATATCACAAATGATATAATATTGTGTAATGGAATATTATATAACCACAATTGATTACTGTGCCACCATATGTCTTCCTTGGTATATTTTTTTAAAGTAAAATACGGATTTAAGACAAACCAACAAAAGTCTTCAATTATAAACCATAATATATTATAATAAATTACGATATATATATCTTGAAATAATATATATGTTGAATATGAAACTACTAATATTATAATAATATTCATAATAAAATGATAATTAGTCAATATACCTAATCCAGAAGGTACGGTCGGAATATTTTTTGCCCATCCTCCATCCTTTCCTTCAATTTCTATTTCAAGAATAGAATATAAGACAGAAAAAATAAATATAAATACTGAATGAACATAAAGCATATTTATATATACATTATAAAAATTATTTATTTTTATTAATCTATATCCATTTTTGTAATAGGATGTAAGATAGTAGTATTTGTTTCATTATTCCAATTGCCAACATATATATATTCAAACATATCTAAAAACTTATACATAATAATATTTCTATTTAATTCTATAAATCTTAATATTTTTAATTTTTATATATAAAAAAATGATATCTCTTAATTTATTTAAGAGATTTAATGAATTTTGATTATATAGATATTAATAGCAACCCTTTAAAATTCATAAAAAATAGTAAGAAAAAAGATATAATTCAGGTACTTAAAAATGCGGATAATGCTTTTTTCAATAGCGACGAACCTTTATTGACCGACGACATATATGATATTATAAAAGATTATATTAAAAAAAAATATCCCAAAGATCCATATTTAAAACACGTAGGTGCAGATGTAGAAAATAAGGTATTGCTACCATATTATATGGGTTCGCAAAACAAAATAAAAGATAGTGAAGATGAAATTTTAAAATTTAAAAAAAAATATAAAGGACCCTATATTATTAGTGATAAATTAGATGGTGTAAGCGGTTTAATAACATATGATACTAATTTAAATATAAAATTATATACTCGTGGAAACGGCAAAGAAGGACAGGATATAACACATTTATATGAATATATAAGCGGATTTCCAAAAATTAAAAGTTTAAAAGATAATTTAGCTGTTCGCGGTGAATTTATTATATCTAAAGAAAAATGGGAAATATTAAAAAAAAAAGACCCTAAATTATCAAATCCAAGGAATACAGTAAGTGGAATGATTAATTCAAAAATATTAAATAAAGATATCCTTAAAATGATAGATTTCGTAGCATATACACTTGTATTTCCAAATATAGAAAATGGGTTAAAAAATTTAGAAGATATGAAGTTTAATGTTGTTAATAATATAATTGTAAAAGATATAAATTTAGAATTATTATCTAAAAAATTAGAAGAATCGCGTAAAAATAAATATGTTATTGATGGTATTGTAATAAATGATATTGGAAAAATATATAATATAGAAGTTGGTAAAAATCCTGATCATTCATTTGCTTTTAAATCATTACATACTTTAGAACAGATTGAAGTTATAGTTAGTGAAGTAGAATGGAATGTATCAAAAGATAATTATATGAAACCTATTGTTAAATTCAATGAAATATTATTAGATGATGTAAAAATTAAACAGGCAACTGGATTTAATGCTAGTTTTATAGAAAAAAATATTATAGGTCCAGGGTCGCGAATTATAATAATAAGGTCTGGTAATGTTATACCACATATTAAATCAGTTTTAACTGAATCTGCAAATGGAAAACCAAGTATGCCAGGAATAGTAGATAAGGATTATAAATGGACGGATACACATGTAGATATTATAAAAATAAATGAAGGAGAAAACCCTGAACAAGATATTAAAAATATTATATATTTTATGAAAACTGCGATGGTTGAAAATATGGGACCTGGAAATATTGCTAAAATATATAAAGCTGGGTTCAAAGATATAAAATCTATAATAAATCTTAAAAAAGATGACTTACTAAAAATAGAAGGGTTTAAAAGTAAAAGTGCTGATAATATATTAAAATCAATTGAAAAGATTAAAACATTAGACTGTTTGGTTTTAATGGATGCTTCTAATATGATGGGTCGTGGATTTAGTTATAAAAAGATTAAATTAATAACAGATAAATTTCCAAGTATATTAATGAATGATAAGAAAAATCGTGATATTAGTCAAAAAATAACTGTAGAAGATTTAATAAAAATAGATGGGATTGCAAAAATAAGTGCTGAAATGTTTTTAGAAAATTTATCAAAATTTTATAAATATTATGATAATCTAGGTATTACATGTAATAATTCTCAATTTGAATTAAAAAAAGAAGAAAAAGATAAACAACAAGATAAATCATTTAATAAAAATATTAATGGCAAAACATTTGTATTTACGGGATTTAGAAATAAGGATTATGAAAAAATTATATTAGATAATGGCGGGAAGGTTGTAACGGCGGTTGCAAAAAGTACTAATTATCTTGTAGTTAAAGATAAAAATGAAAAATCAGGTAAAATAGATAAAGCGAATGAATATGGTATTAAAATATTAGATATAAATGAATTTGAAACTTTGGTAAAATATTAATATTATATAATATTATATTATATTATAATCTAAACAAAATAATGAATAAGGATACTGTATATATGAATCATAATTCTGGTTTTTTTTCTTGTTGTTCTGTATTATTAAATCATATTGTAAATTATATTGCTTATTATAAAAAATTACCTAAAATTATTGAAACACATAAAACATTTAAATTGTATAAAAATAAGGATGATATAAATAGAGATATTACATTTGATTACTTTGAACATTATGATAATTTTAAAGATATTGATATAATAACCCTAAATATAAACTATCAACATACTCATCAATTCTATGAATATGCTAATTTAGATTATACAAATATAGCTCCTTTAATTAAAAAATATTTTTCTCCATCGGTCAAAATAAATAAATATGTTAATGATATAGAAAAAAAATATAATATTGTTCACGATAATACAATTGCTGTATATTATAGAGGAACAGATAAATATTCAGAAACGAAATTAGCACCATATGATGAATTTTATAATCAAATAATAAATATAACTAATACTAATAATAATATTAATATACTATTACAAACTGATAGTGCTGATTTTATAGATTATATTAATGAAAAGAATTTAAAAAATGTAATAATTATTGATGAAAATAAAACAAGTTATAGTAATAAAGGTATTCATAATGAACAAAAAAACAATGATATAAATTATCAAGATATGTTTTATTTTTTATCAACAATTATAATAATGTCAAAGTGCAAATATATTATATGTAGTTCAGGTAATTGTTCTTTATGGATAATGTTATATAAGGGAAATAAAGAAAATATTGTCCAATATTTAAATGGAAATTGGTATAAAAGTATTAATTAATATGTTCCATTTTTTAAATAATGTATATTTTATTAAAATAAAAAAAATATATAAGAAATAAATTATATTTATAATTACATACTGATTCGACATACACCTTATAATGCTCTCATAGCTCAGTAGGTAGAGCGCGTGGCTTTTAACCACGTGGTCGTGGGTTCGAGCCCCACTGAGAGTGTTAAACTTATTTTTATAAAATTATTTATAATAATCTTTGCAATTCAGTGAATACTTTTAAATAATTATTTTTATTTAGAACTTTATTATCATATTTGTTAAAAATATCTATAGGTTTAAATGGAATATTCTTTCCAAATAATTTATTGCGTCTCATTAAATTTTTCATCATATCAATTAAAAATATAGGGTTGTTAGCATATGGTAAATCAGATTCTTCATCATCGTCATAAAAATTAAATGACACAGGATATATTATACTATATATTCTAAGATATTTTGAAAAATTTGATGCTTCGTGATTTATTAAATAATATATATTTATGTATGTTAAACCATCATTTTGATTATTAAAAACTCTTAATCCCAAATCGCTTCTTCCTTGATTTCCATGTCTTGGCACGTCTATAGTAGGGTGGATGTTTCTCATTACACGTAATATTTCAGCTTTATCATCTTCGCTAAAAGGTTTTCTATTAGATGGATTAATAAAAGGTTTCGTTTCTTTGACTGAAAAATACCATTGCTGATATAATGATTTGGCATAATAAGCATTAACAAATGTTTTGCCATTATCTGTATAAGGTATTCTTATTACTTGTCTTAATTTTTTAAGAGGCATATCAGACCATTCATCCATACTCCATAAATCAGCATCATTTACAGACCCAGATATATTAGTATTGTCCATGATACGTTTCAATTCCTTTTCTTTATTTGTTTTATATTCTGCTTTTAATAATGGGTTACTGTCATCTGGTGTATTACTCCATTCGGGTGAATTATCTAATGAAATAGTTCCGTTATCGTCGGATATAATAAATGTATTTTCAATTAGAGAATCAAGAGCAAATAAATTTAATTCAGCATTGTCAAATATTATCCCTTCTCTATAAAATTTTTTAATTGACAAAAGAATAAATTCTAATGCGTAATATTTAGGATATCTTTGATTTATTAAATTCTTCATTTCTTCAACATTTTTATTATTATCACTATATATTATAGCTTTACAAACTTCTTTTAAACATTCTTGAAATAACAAATGAACATTATATATTTTTTTTTCAAAATCGTGAAATCCATCAATTACACTTTGATTTATATTATTTAAGCGATCACTACCTAATATGAATGCTATTGAGTTTCCGTTGTGTTTATCAAAATAATATTTAGTGTTAACAATTTTATTGAATTCATTGAAATTCATAAAGGGTGAGTAATCTGGTATATATTTTTGAATATTATCTACTATTTTAAAATATAGTTTTAAATTTTCGTCATTGTCAGGAGAACCTCTTTTATCATCAAAAAATTTTTTTAATTTCTGCATTCCTAAACTTGTATCTATCGGTTTTCCAAATATTTTTTTTAAATGTTCATCAATATCTTTTTTATATTTAATAGGGAACTCTAAAATATTGTCTATATCTTTGAAACTTGTTATTAATATTTCATCATGTGAAGAACTTTTAGAAGAGCTCTTGCTACCATTTGATAAACTTAAATCATCAAACGCTGTAATACATTGATTTGCTATAAAATTAATTCTGTCAGCATTTGTTAATTTTTTACCTGTTACAGGTTGCGTTACTTCACGTATATCTCCTTTTATATATAATTTATATTCTTTTAAAAATTTCTCACACTTCTCTCTTTTTATTTTTTTAGTAGGTCCTGCTAAATTATTTGTATCTTTTTTAAATGTTTTAATTGTTGATTCTGGAATAGAAGACATAGATGTTTGTAAATATCGATTTATATCTCCAGACATTTAAAATATATAATGTTCTAATATATATAAATAATTAAAAAATGTTTTTTACGAAGATTTAGAAGATTTAGAAGATTTAGAAGATTTAGAAGATTTTGGTATTATTGATAAATCTGTAACCATCATTTTTTTACTTTTTGTATCATCAGGACATATATCTGATGTTTTATAATAATTTATATATTGTCGCGGATAATCAATACTATATATAGTATTGAATGGTAATAAAACTTCTGCTTCATTATAATTACTTACATTATCAATTAATATTATTTTAGAACCTTTATTTATTTTAATTCTCATAACACAGCATTTAGTGCTTGCATAAGCAATCGCTGTTTTACAATCTAGTGTACAACTACTTAATGTTTCAGAAACAAATACACCATTTGAATAATTTTTTAAATAATAATCGTCATATACTCCTCTATAGAATACTAATGTATTCTCAACATCTGGTGATTTCATAAAAATATTATTGATATCAATTATATAGTAATTTAATATATTATTCCATTCAAATGTTTTATAATTTTCTTTTATATAATTTTCTAATTCTAAACGCGTAAAAGATTTATATTTATTATTTTTGTTGTATAAATATTTTTTTATTTGATAATAAAATAATATAAAATCTCTATTTGTATTAAAGTGTTTTTTTTTTACTATTAATGTCGATTTCCTGTTATCATTATAATTAACATCATCTATATCTTTATCTATATTGAGGCCATTTTTTATAAAATAATTTATAATAACATCGCCATCATGAGTATGACATCTCAATGTATATAATTCTTCATTTGTTAGATTTTGAATAAAAGAATTTTGTGCGTTCATCCAATTAGCATAATTATTTGGATCTGTAGATACATACAATCTATTGATAAATTTTTTATTATATTCATTATATAATAATTCTATTTCTATTTCATTTTCTCTCCATATTATTGAATCACCATCGTGATTATCTGATAATATGTGTGATTCTATTTTTAAAGAATTATATGTTATCTTAGTTTTTTTATTGATAAATTTTTTAGATAATTCTTGATATTTTTTATAATATTCGCATAATAATCTATGTTCTTCATCCATGTATATATCATTATCATATTGTATTTTTTTGCGAGCTCTGTATAAACTATTTAATAAAGGAGTCTTTGTTATTTTTAATGCTTTTGAATAATATGACATTATATTATCTTATATTAAGAGAATAAAATGAAATATCTTTTTATAGATATCCGAAAAAGTGATGAAGTATATTCAAAGCATTTTGCTATTTCTAAAGATTATAAATATTATAATATTCCTATGGAAATGATAAGATTTAATAAAAATATTATTAAAAATAACTTAGAATATGTTAATGAAATATATATAGTTTGTCAATCTGGCACAAGGTCTCAATATATTAAAAAAAAATATTTTGCTACAGACCATAATATAATTGTACTTGACGAGCTTCAATTTAATAATTTAAATTATGGAAAAAATATTATAAAATTAAGAAATTATGTTATTGATGTATATGTTGAAGGAAAATCAGGATTAAATTTTTATAGTATAATGCGAATAATACAAACTCTATTAGGATTTCTCATTTTAATATTAGGAGGTATAACTTTAATAGAATTAAATGAATGTAAAAAAGCAAATAGGATACCTTTAATTATTTTAATGTTATTTGGCCTAATGGCACTTATAAATGGTATTACATCAACATGTACTATATCAATAATTTTAAAAGATTACCTTAATTAATAATCTTATATAACACATATTTAATATTCATCTCGATATTTTTAGAAACAAAGTATATTTAATTATTATCAATAATATCTCTATAATAGATAGAGCACATATGCCTTATTACGAAAAAATAAATTTATTATTTATACATATACCTAAAACAGGTGGAACTGTAATTGAAAATGTTATTAAATACTTAACACCGCAAAAATTATATAGCGGCAACACTAATACATTATTAGAATTTCCATATAATAAAAAATCTCTTCAACATCAGTTTTATACAACTCTTTATAAATTTAAAAATAAGTTAAATATAAATTTTGATAATATTAAAATTTTTTCTGTTGTTAGAAATCCTTATGATAGAATTATAAGTGATTTATTTTGTCTTAATTTGATAAAAAAAAATTTTACTTCAGAACAAGTATATGATGTAATAAAAAATAATTATTTAGATAGAGATGATTTAGATAATCATAATCAACCACAATATAAGTTTATTGTAGATGAAAACGACGAATTGATAAAAAATATTAAAATATTTAATACAGAAACATTAAATGAGTCAAATGAAGAATTGAAAAATTTTGTGGGACTTGATATAAATATTAAGCAAAATGGGGTCAATAAAGATTATAGCAAATATTTAAATAAAGATTCTATAGCTTTAATAAATACTTTTTACAAAAAAGATTTTGAATTATTTAATTATAAATTAAAAAAGGATATTGAAGAATTATAAAATGTTTAAAAAATTGATATTGTACATATTAATCATATGTAAATGTCATTAGAAATAACAATATATGATAAACTATATAGTTTTTATTTAAAATTATGTTCAATAAATTTTCCAATATGGTATTTATGTACTTATAAAAATAAAATAATATCACAATATAAATTATTATTAGAACTCTTTAGAGATAAAAATGATATAGAAATATATAATCTATTTATATCAAAAATAAGATTTTCAAAAGTATATTTGATACAATCTATAACAAAAATATGGTTTATAAAAACATTTGATTCATTTAAAACATTAATGATTTTATAGATATAGTATGCTCATATAACGAAATATTTAATGATGGTATTGTAAAAGATGAATATTATTATAATGAATTTAATAATATACTAAAATATATTATTAAAAAATATAAAAGAAAAATTTATATTATTAAGTGTTAGGTAATTTTAATTATTTATTTTAGAAAGTGCTATTAACATATTATTTTTTTCTTCACGAGACAATTCGGGAAAATATTTAGATATTTTGAATTTAATTTTTTGAATTATATAATAATTATAATTTGTTATATCATTTGTTATAAGATATGTATAATTATGATATTTTACAAAATTATTAGTTTTATAACATTTATATAAAAACATAAAATATAAACCTCCTACAAAACAACCAGAAATATATAATAAGCTTATCATATTTCTTTATTAAATAATCTTATTTAAATATAACAATATACACATTTTGTTTGCTGGAAACCATTAAAATTACTAGATGCTGCTATAGTATAAGCACCAAAGTTTTCAACATATACCCATTCACCTATTGCTAAATCAGGTAATAAACAATTATTTGATATAATATCAATTGAATCACATGTTGGACCAAATACAATAGATTTATATTTAGTATCATCTCTGGAATTGTAAGGTTGTATAATAGGTTTTAAATGATCAAATATAATACAATTAAATGAGCCGTAAATACCATCATTTAAATAATATATATTTTCATTGTTTTTTGTTTTTTTTCCAATAATATTTGCAACAAGAGTGTGAGAAGAACTTACAAAAAATCTACCAGGTTCAGCAATTATATTAATGTTTTCAGAATCAAAAAAATCATCAATACCTCTATTAATCTCCTTAGCTATTTCTTCGAAAGTTGGTGTATCATCTAAATTATGACCCGGAAATCCACCACCAATATCTAATAAAGTAAATTTAAAATTATAATCATACCCGATGTCAAATATTGTTCTTGCATCTGCTAAAGCATTATAATAAGTTTTAGCATCTAAACAATTACTTCCAACATGAAAAGAAATACCTATTACATTTAATTGCAATGATTTAGCGACACTTAGAATATCAGGTATATCTGCGATATCAGCACCAAATTTACAATTAAATTTACATATGGATTTAGAATCATCTACAGCAATTCTCAATATCAATTTGGCATTGGGATGATATAATTTTATTTTATATAATTCATTTATATTATCAAATGTCATATAATCGATATTTTCAGAACGCGCATATATTATTTGACTTGCTGCTTTGCATGGATTCGCATAAATAATATTTTTTTGATCTGTGCCTTGAGATATTATTTGACTTATTTCATTTTTACTTGCACAATCAAAACCAATATTTAATTCATTTAATAGTTTAGTAATTATTGGATTTGGATTACATTTAACAGCATAAAATGGTTTAACGCGTGGCAAATGTTTAAACCATAACTCGTATTTTTCAATAATTTTTTTAATATTAACTATATAAAAAGCACTTTCGTCATAATTATTTTCTAAAAACTTACTTATAACATTAATATTATCATAACCATCTTCAGATGGTGAAAAATTAGAATATTGAATTAATTCCGCAAAATCCTTTAATATATTGTCAATATTTACATCTTTATTTATTATATCCATAGTATAATAAAATATATATCATATATTTTATATATATTAATTAAAAGATATTTAAAATTATTATAAATTAATTATAAAAAAATATACACATATAATACATATATATAAGTTTATATTAAGTTTTTACGAACTAGCTATCATAGCAAATGTGAAACCGATAACACCACCAACTGATGCGACATCCGCTATTAAGCGCCTATTATTATATACTATTGACGAACCAATTTGCATACTATTAATAATATTATTACTAATAGCATCTGGAATATTCACATAATTTTTAATTTTTTCAATATAATCGTATAAAATATTATCTTCACAATTAATACCACCAATGCTTGTATAAGCATATGCTTTGATATTATTGCATATTTCACACTTATGCGCACCGGTAATATTATTATAATATCCGGCATCACACTCTACACATACATTATCCTTCTCATAATATCCAATTGGACATTTGGTGCATTTATTATTTTCTATTACGGAACCATATGGGCATATTTTGCAACTATCCCAGTTATTTTTGGCGTCAGCGTATTCGCGCTTTTTTTTATCACACATTAAGCAACTTTTTAAATATGTCGCATAAGGATTGCTACCTACAACACTTCCAATAGGGCAAAGAGTATGAATATTTTCACTATTATCACGAACACACGATGTACGTTCTTCATTAGACGAAAAACCTTCGGGACAATGAATACAAGTTGTATTTGCTTTAGTGCGATAATAATTAAAATCACACATATCGCAAATAATTTCAGTTGTATTATAGATATCGCTAACGAATGAATATCCAGGCTTACAAGTAGTGATAGTTATGAGACCGCGCATTTTATCAATCTCATCAACCACGCTATTATGCATAGCAATTGCGTTATCCCTTTCGGTTTGAATACGATTTCTACAGCTACATGACCTTCCAGGAGTCATGCGAGTAACGACGCGACGAGCATCACTGAATGCTAAGAAAATAGCAAGGAAAGAAATGAAATAGAATTTATTCATCTTTAAAAAACAAAAAAATATACAAATAAATCATTTTTTTATTATATTATTACATATTTATTCTATATGTGAAATTATTTTATCTATCTCATTCTGTCTCTCACAGCAACTAAATCTAGATCACGAACCCTATAATGCTCTTTTTTTTTATTAGGTAGTTCTCTCTGAACAATAAAAGGCAATTTACCTTCTGTTAATTCTTTCAATGCTATTTGTCGCAATTCCATATTTGTTGATACATTACCAATATTTTTAATGAATGGTGTAGAACCTGAAGATAATTGCTGTGTTCTTAAGCCAATTATTTTATCAAATTCGTAAATTGTCATAATAGGTTTTGATATTTTATCTTTTTTATCCAACGATTCAGTTGTTTTAGATACATCTTCAATATGTGTTGCTTTATAAGACAAAGACATTTATCAATGTAATTCTAATATATTGATATCATTTTTTATTTTTATATATTATCTAAATATTTATTCTTATAAATTTTAATTGTTATATATACAACTAATATAAATTGTATTAAACTAAAAAATATTATACTATAATTATTAAATGTATATTTATTTATCAATATTCCCCATAATATCCATAAAAAAGATATTACAGATAATAATTCAAATGTATAAAAATCAAGATCATTAGTCATATTATTAATATATATTTTGTAAGCTTGTGGAATAAATGCTAATGTAGATAATATAATTGCTGCAGAAGCAATAATATCAGCTTTTATTTTATATATCATTACTATTATAAAGCTTTTTTTTTCAAAAAAAATATTTGAGATAATTCAAACTAATTAGTTAATAGATGTCTAATGTCATTTATTTGCCATATATTTTTTATTACATTGTTAGCTAATATATGAAAATGTATATGTGAATTATGTAAAGTACTTCCAAAATCAGTGATAGATATTGCTATAGGATATGTTAGAATATATGTATTAATAGGTTCATATATATAATTATCGGATACAGTCCAAGATAAATACGATAAATCGTATTTATTATTTTCCAAAATGAATTTTTTTATAATTTTTTCAGCTCCTTTTCTTGATATTAAATAATATCCCGTTGACGGATAATCTTCAATCCTTTTAATCAAAAAATTCATTTTACAATTCATTATATTTTGGTTATATATATTTATTATACTTGGATGACTATTTGTATATAATTGTAAATTTTCTATTATTGTTTTATCATCTGCTTCTTTTAATTTAATATATTCGATGATTACGTCAAAATTTAATTTTTCTATTTGCATATCATCTTCTAAAACACAAAAATATTCATCTCCATTATCATAACCCTGTTTAATTGCTTTAATATGTGAAATTAAACAACTAATTTCCAAATCTGTTTCATTTGATTCCGGATGTCTTAATATTGAATAATTTTTTATTGTTTCCGGTGTTTCAGCGGTTATTCTAATATTATCTATATTTTTAAGATTCAACTGTTTTTCCATATATTCTCTTCTCAAAGTGCAGTCATCAGTATTTATCCAATAATGTTTCATTTTATTATTAATAATAATAATTTTTTATATGTAAATATAAAAAAAATTTATATAAAATTCTTATTCAAATATAAATAAACCTATATTATATTTGTATTATTTATAATAACTTTGTTCATAGTGTTATTGTGGTGTATTGGTGAATTAATATTTAATTTATATATATTGCGTTTTTTTCGTGGAATTAAACGCAATGATGGATTTAGATTTAAATACAATTCATCGGTATTGGGATATTTTTTAATATTATAAAACTCATCAGCAATTTTCATATTAAATAAATAAGTATTACTAATTATAAAATAAATAAATAATAATAAAATATTAATAATAATATTGCGAGACATAAGTAATAAATACTATTAATTATTTTTATCAATTTTTATGCTGTTTCCAAGTTTCTCCACATGTTTCACATACATAAAGATATTTCATATTTTTTGAATCATATTTAATATATATAACTTGATTATTATCTGGTTCGGATGTACAATCCTTGTTTGGACAATTAATATGTGGATCCTTAATTCTTCTCAATGTGGGGTCGAAACGCAAATATTCATTTATATTTTGATTATATAATAGATCGTCTTCGCTATAAATTGTCTGCGAAATTCTAATAGCTGTATTAATTGTTTCTTTTTTTTCAAATGAACAATGCTTGCAATATTTAACAAGCTCTTTTTTTTCGTTAGTTTTTACATATAGCATATTATCGCATACTTCACAGAATTCCATTTTATAATACTTATAAGAAAATTATAATTTTTATATAATCATTTTTTACTCGTTTTACATTTCAAACGCCTTTTTTATATTGATTAGGACTATTTAAAAATCATTTATAATTTTTTTTATTTTTTTTTGATATTTCACCACAATTACTTTATTTATAATTTCCTTCAAGTTCTCATACTTTAACCCATATAATTTTGTAATTTCAACTTAATATTATTGAACTGCTGTTAATTTATAATCATTACTTTTATGCGTAGGCCATATATATAATCGAACTATTTTCTCATAAAATTGATATTAAGTTTTACATCTCTTATATACAAGATGAATGAAACAACTTATAACAACGATATTTCTGGATTAGCAAATATTGATGAACTTTATGAGAGTTCATTAATAAAAAAATGGATTAAATTAATTCCAACTGATAAAACAATTCCATTTGAGGAATATAATAGAAAAGACCATTTCATTCCAATCGCAGATATAGTTTTAGATAGTGAATTATTTACATCTGGAAAAAAACAAGGAAATAAAAAAAGAAATACTTTAATTCAATTTGTTCCAACCATTTCAACTGAAGCTTTTAACAAAAAAACAGAATGGTTATATTTACTTGTAATTAATGGTATGATTGTTAAAATTGGTGGAACGAGAACTGGACTTAAAGGAAGGGTTGCTTCTTATCTTTGTGGTCATCATATAGAAGAAAGAGGAAAATCGGGTGATTGCTCTAAAACAAATGGTTTTATTTATAACACATTTGAGTTTTACCTAAATTTAGGTTGTAAAATTCAAATGTATGGATATGAATTACCTAAAACAGAAATTACTATTGAAATTTTTGGTAAAGAAATAAAAATAGCAGCGCAAACATACCATGCTTATGAAAGCACATTTTTGGAAGATTATAAAAAAAATTATAACATATATCCTATATTAAGCGACAATTGCGATCCGGATTACAAAGAATAATTTTATAAATAAAATTTACAGATTATCACAAATATATTCAATTTCTTCTTTTGTAATATTAAAATAATTATATAGTTCTTGATGATTACCAGAATATTCTATTGTTGGAATAGGAAAACTTTGTAATATTCTTATGTTGTTAAAATTTCCCCAACGACAAATATTATTTATAAATACATATAAGGGATGTTGTAATATTTGTAAATATTTTTTTGCTTGTTCTTCATTAGAACATATTATAAATACGATTGATTGTGTCATTCCACAATTATCAATAAATACATTATACTTATCTGTTGTTGATATAAATATTTTATATCCTTCTTGATATTTATGAGGTCTTGATGAATATACTGTTTGACTTGGTGTATGAATTAATTTGTATTTAAAATGTTCTGTTTTTTCATCACTAATAAATTCAGCCTTTGTATATTTATGTAAATCACTACTGGTTTTAACCTCAAATTTTGGTAGAGTTGTATTATCAATTGTTTTTGATAATATATTTTGAACCATTTGATTGTATAATAATGGAATGTATTTGCGTTGTTTTGATATGACTGAACTAACATATTCTTTTTTCTTCCATATTCCAGAAACATTAATATTTTTGTAGAAAGCACAATTTTGAATTATATACCAAGTAAAACTTGAACCAATTTTTTTGAAATATTTTTTTGCATTATGTATATCCAAGTGGATTATTTGCAATGATGTAATTATTTCAATTAATACATTTCTATCAGCATAAGACATCCAATTATCTGGTGTAATAAATAATAAATAACCATTTGGTTTTAGTTGTGATAATGCTTTTTCAATAAAATCCTTAATTAAGTTGTGATTTTTTGATGCCCTTTTACCATTTTCTAATAATTTTGCGTATGGTGGATTAGCAACGATTAAATCATATTTTTTATTATTATTAAATTTAATAAAATCATGGTTAGTTATTTGTAAATTATATTTTTCACTACAAAATACACTACGCACATTTTCTAATCTACTTTCATTAATATCATTAAATTCTAATATTTGTTCTAATATTGTTTTTTTATCGTGATATTTTAACAATTCAAATATGATAGGAATACTGAAATTTCCATTACCACAACAAGGGTCTAATATGGATAAATCACTTTTTCCCCATAACTCGTTAGGAATTTTACTTATCATTTCACTTATACAATCAATCGGTGTAGGTTCATCATTGCTTGATTTGTATGTACTTTTATCAGTATTTAATGTTTCATCATAATATTTTTTAATTTCGTTAAAGGTTGATGTATCAATTGTTATTTTTTGCGCATGTTGAATTGCGTCAGACATATTTTCAACAGACAAACATAACGAAAGAACATTTAATTTATTTAATTTTTCTTCAACTGACTTATCAATCAATTCTTTAATTTTGCTCTCATTAACACAAGGAGTTTTTCTTTTTTTATGTTGAGTATAATGAGATTTACTATTAAACTCTTTACCACATTTTTCGCAACTAATTTTAGACATTTTTAGTGTCAATAATATATTGTAATATTATATTTTTTAAATCAATTTTTTATTATGATAATTAATATTAACTATTTTCAGTTTTCCTAAATATTGTAATCCAATAATTCAATTATAATATTCATTTAATTTTATGTAATTAAAAATCGGCTTTTGAAATGTAAAACGAGTAATAATAGATACTTAAAAAAATATTCTTAATATTGTTTATATAGAAATGTTAAATATGGAAATTATTAGTAGTTTTTTAAATATTGGTATATGTTGTGATAATAAGGATAAAAAAAAGCAAAGAATAATAGTAAAAAATAATAACGTTGAAAAAGAAATAGAAAATATGATGAAAATTAAAAGAAATAATAAGAATGATAGAAAAGCCGTGTAAGCATTTATTCATCATCATTGTCATCATCTTCTACTTTATAGCCGATGCCTTTCCATCCCTTAGTGTCATATGGCTTATCTAATAGTTTTTCAAAATACGCTTTAAGTTGATTTCTATCTGGTATTTTCTTACCCTTAACGTTTGACATAGACCATATTTTAAAATCATTATATAATTTGGCAATTGTCATACGTGGTTCTTTAATAGATATATCAATAACAATTTTCTCATTAACATATTGACCAATAATATCATTATTTTGTTTATAACTTTCAGTTGCTATTCTTACTTCCGATGGTTCTACAATAGAAGATGGGTTAATCTGTTTATGTCTATCAATTAACATACTAATAAATACCTCTTTCCATCTATCAAATTTATCACTTAACTCTAAATCCATTTTAAATTCATTTTTAGTTGCGTCTGGATTTTCACAAAATCTACTTGAGAAATTACATACCTTAATACGTCTCCAAGTACCACCGTCATCACTCGGTACTTCAGGTAATTCATTGCAAGTTAATATCATCTTAAATTGAGGTTTAAATTCATAAGGTTCTTTATATAATGTTCTTACTAAAATTCTATCTTGTCCAGACAATTCTTTCATAAGACCAATATTTAATTTTTCATTTTCACTTGGTTCTTGCATAACTGCGAATCGCTTTCCTTTAGTACGTTCTAATTCACTTTGTGCTGCATTACTAGCCGCGCGTTTTTGTGTCAAAAGTGCTATAGGTACGATACAATAATAATCTCCTATTGATTTTTGTATTAAATCGAGCAATCTTGATTTGCCATTACTTCCTTGACCTGTAAATATATAAAATCTTTCCTGGGCTATACTACCATCAATTATACATGATAATACGTCCATAACATAATTTTTTAAATTATTATTTGTAAATATTTTTGAAATAAATTCTTCTATTTCGCTGACTTCTGGACAATCTGGATTATAATTAATATAATTTATTTTAGTTGATATATATATATAATCGTCAGGCATACCATCTCTAAACATATGCATTTTAAAATCATAAACACCATTATCAAAACCTAATAAATGAGCGCGACTGTCTAATAATTCTTCAAATTTTTCATCAATGAATAATGTTCTACATTCTTTCATAATAGAATCTTTAAAATTTGAATTTTTTAATTGCTTAGCTATTTTAAGACATTTTGCGCTTTTTTCTTCGTTAATTGTTTTTTGTATGGGATCATCGCAATATTCACTATAATATCTACTTCTTTCCATAAATTTTGTACATATATCCGTACTTAATATTTTTCTCAATTCCAAACCTTCTCTTACCCTTGTCCATCTATGTTTTTCCTTATCATATTTATACCATATATCTTTTGATATCGCTTTAAATTCGTCTTTAAATATAGCATATACAACGCACGCTATATCAAAATGAGAACCGTCGCTATTTAAAGCAAAATCAATAAGTTTAATAATAGCAGTATTAATAACATTTACATATTGGATAGGATTATCTTGCTTTGCCCACCATCTAAGTGTTCCCAAACCCATATTATCTTTTCTCATTTTGTCCCATAATTGTTGACATTCACCTTCTATATATGCACTACTAATTTTAGAAAAATCAACCCATGTTTCCAATAATCTATAATCGATGTTTCGCAAGACCCACCCTAAATTAATCCAATCAGTATAATTATCAGCACGTGTAGAAGATAAACATTCATTTACAAGTCTTTTAATAAATGTTAATTCATCATCTGATACATATGTTCTATTTAAATTTAAGGATTTACCAAAAATATTATTTTGAACCTTATTCTTTAATTTTTGGTCTATAGCAGGTAAAATATGTTTATTATATTGGTTTATTTCTTCTATAAATTCTTCTTTAATAATATTTGAATAATTTACTAATTTTTTTCTCATTGAAAATAACTTAATATATTCTAGTTCTTTTTTAGCATCTAATACATAATCTATTTTTTCAGTTTTACCATCAAAATATCTATAAACGCTTGTGACACGATATACATCGCATTCTGGCTTTCTACTACCATACATTTGCCAACAATTTGCATCAATAATTGCTTTGTCGACTATAGATTCATAATCATTACATATTGGTAAATTCTTAAAAATTTCTGCCCCCATATCTATTATTTTTCTTCTTATAAAATGTTGTGTGCTATTATTGATAATAATATTAGGGAATATGATATGTATTCCATCCTTTAATTTATTTCTAAATTCAACAGGATTAGGTTTTTCCATAACATAAGCGTAAGCATCCTCATCATTTACTTTTAAAAAACAACTTATTATATTAAAATAAGATTCAACAATTTTAAAGATATTTTCAGAAGTATATACTCTGTCATATACTTTCTTATCATTTAATGATGAATTTGAATTGTGGGAACTATAAATACCAGATTTATCATCGGGTATAGTAAAACGAAAATCTATATCTACCCTTAAAGGACTTGGTTCAGTAGGTTTTTCAGTAAAATATAATGCAATACCGCTTGTAATTGCTAAGCTATAAATATTTAAGAAATCGTTATATGATTCTTCTGGAATATAAAGACTTACTTTAGGATGACCTATACTTGTATTAGTAAATGGTTTACCTTTTTCTACTCTATGTTTATTAATAAATGAACGTAAATCTTCATTTATACCCATTATTATTAATTTAAATTTGCTTTATATATATATCAATTTTTATTTTTATACATATTTTATTTTAATAAAAAATATTTATATTTATCTCTGTATATGGTAGGTAATATTTATAATACTATATATAATGACTACGACAAAAGAATTATATAATAGTCCGAAAAATTATAAAACACCAACTTTGTTTAAAAAAAGCTCATTAATAAAACTAATTGATACATGGAATAGTTGTAAAAATAACAAAATAATTTATAAAAAAACTGATAGTTCTAAAAAATTGTCTGAACTATTAAATGAACATATGAAAAATATTTGCGATGATAAACAATATTGGTGTTGGCCCGGTGTTATAAGAAGGTTGGCTAAAGATCCTAATATGAAAGAAAATATTAAATTAATTGAGAAAACAGAACTTCGCCCCGAAATGCCTACTGAATGGTATAAAAACCCTATCGAATGGTTGTCTAATTATGATATTGAAGATGTAATGATACAATATGACAATGATAAAAAATATAAATATTCATTTTTAGGAGTTTTTCCAATAGATTTTGCTGTTCAAGATAAATTTGGTAAATGTTTATATAGTCATATATGTTCTATAAATATTAAGAAATATATAAATAAAGGTATTAAACATATAGGCTTTATTACTAATTTGGATAGACACGATCAAAGTGGTTCCCATTGGACATCTACATTTATAATAATAGACCCTCTTAATAAATCTTACGGTGCTCATTATTACGATAGTAACGCTATGGAAATCCCAAAATATATTAAAACATTCTTAAATAATATTAAAAATCAAATGAATAATATATATCCCACGAAAACATTCATAATTAGTCATAATATAAAAAGACACCAAATGAAAAATACAGAATGTGGAATGTTTTCTATGGCATATCAAATAAGATGGTTAAATGCTATATTAAAATATAAAAAATTAAAATTAGCATCTCCTTATAAAGATAATAATTTTAAAAATAATATAATAAATGATAAAAATATAACAGATGAAAAAATGGAAGAAAGTCGTAAATATCTTTATAGACCTAATTTAAATGAACATTTGAAAAATAGAAATATTGATATAAACAATAATTTACATATATAAAAATTTAATGTGTTTTTTATACAACCTATTTTCTATAAACTTAAAGTAATAATGGGTGTTATAGATGAATTAAAATCAGAAAAAAATATAAGTTTGATAATTTATGCTACAGAAAAAATGTTAAAAGATAAATATAGTAATATAAATATAGAGAAAAACGAATTGTTGTTTGTAGTCAATAATATTATTAATAATATATGTGCAGATGCTTTATTAACGAAAAATGTATTTGTACTTATGGAATTAAACAAAATAACATTATCAAAAATAAAAGATTATTATGATAATATAATAAATAATATTGATAATGAAAAATCAATGAAAAATACTATTTCACCAGAAAATGAAAATGATGATAATTCTGATATTATGAAGTATGATAGTGATCAATTACTAATGAAAGTTTTAGAACTAGAAGAAAAAAGAAATAATATAGCACTGCTTAAAAAAAATATCATAAGTAATCCTAATAGTACTATAAATAATACTAATAGTACTATAAATAATACCAATAATACTATAAGTAATATCAGCGATAATAATAGTAACAATGTTAATATAATACAGCAACAAAATAATATAAATTTAAAACTTTTAGAACTATTAAATATTAATACTAATAAAAATAAAAACAAAAATTTAATAATTAATAGTTATAATCGCGATTGGATAACTAATCCTGATAGAAATAAAATATCTTTTAATATAAATATTGATTTATCAATACATAATATAAAAATAAATAAAATTTTACTACCAGTAAATATTAAAAATATAACACCTTATATTAATTTGATAATAAATGATGGCAAAATAAATCAAAAAATTATATATATATTATCAAATAATAATAATCATAATAATAATTGGGATATTTGGGAACCTATTAATAATGATTATGTTTTGTTAATTAATAAAAATTGGCATATAAATTTTACTGATTTTTTAAATAAAGAATTAGAAATGGGGAGAGATAGTATTGATGTCATAGAAGTAATAGAAAATGATGACAAAGACTATGAAGAATATAAATATGATATAATTATAAACAAAAAAAATGAACTTGAATATAATAGCTTCGGTATTAATTTACTAAGACCTTATGATAATATATTAATAAAAACAAATACTGGAGATAATATAATAGCAAAAATAACAAATATAAATGATAATACAATATCTATATATTCTAAAAACATAGAAAAAATATCATTAATAAATTCAACTTTGTTAAATTACAAATCGCAATATAGCATTATAATGACATATTATCATAAATTATAAAATTAATACTATTATACCGTTAAATATAAATATAATCATTGATATTATATCTATCTGATATAACAATTTAAGTTTTTCATTTTTTGTTAAATTAATATCAGATTTATTATTTAATGATTCAGAAAGTTCATATATATTATTATAAATATTGGTGAAATCAAAAATGTTCCCGAAATATTTTAGGAAATCTTTATTTTTAACCATAATAAATATTAACATTAAAAATATTATAAACATAAAATTTTGCATAAATATATTAGAATAATTTATATGTAAATTTAAATAATTAAATAAAATTCTTAATTTATATGAATCATAATTTACTAATAATATTAAAAATATTATAACTATAATATAAAGAAAACCATACAATAGTATGGCAAAATGTAATGTTTTAATTAAATTATATTCAATAAATATATCCAAAATAATTATTATAGCTGTCCTCAATAAAAATATTAAAAATAGATAAATAGCTTTGTCTTGTAAATTAATTTCTAAAATATCTTCAGGAACTAGTTTATTCATAATAACATCATTATATAATCTTTCTCCTTTTTCCAAAAAAGTAAAATCTTGTATTGGAATATCATTTTTTTTTCCAGGTATTAAACCTTTAGTATAATTTCTCCATATTGTAGAAAATATATTATTTTTATCTTTATTGTTTATATCATATAAATTATCATTATTATTATCTTTATTATAATCGTTATTAACTAAACTTTCTCTTAAACTTTTAACTAAATCATATAAATTATTATTATTATCTTTTTTAATTAAGTTATAAAGTTGTTCATATTCATGTACTTTATAATCGCCATACTCTTTATTATCAGGATTTCTTTTTGGTTCGTCTTTTGTATATGATTTTTGTTGTGGATATTTTGAATTATATTTTTTACTTTCAATATCAATTAAACTCACAAGACCATTTATTTCTTCTTTGTATTTTGCTATATTTTTATCAACATTATCAATATCAACAATGAATTCATTTATAATTGGGTTATTATTTATTGTATCATCATCATTTTCAAATTGTTGTATATGATGTGTTTTTAATATAGATTTAATTTCATCTTCATATTCTGTTAGTTGTGGTATTTTTTTCAATGATATTATATTTAAATATAATTCTTTCAATTTATTTTTAATAATAATAAGTTTTTCCTGCAATAACTTTCTCCTTTTCTCAAGTTTTTCTTTAATTCCTGTAAATTCATTTTTTTCATCTATATAATTTCTTATATCACCACCAGTATATTCATCATCATTTAAAAAATTAATTAAATCTGTATGATCTTTTAAATTTTTTTCTTTAACATTATGATATATTAAACTAATATCTTTAAAAATTTTTTCTATATTTATATATATATCGAATATTGATATACTAGAATCATCATTTTTATCATTATTTTTTTGTAATTTATAATTTTCCAATGCTCCTCCTGCTAAAAATCCATGTTCTTCAAATGCTTTATTTAGTTGTTGTAATCTATATTTTTTTTCTGCTTCTTCTTTTTTTATATTAGGAATTATAATTTCTAAGACTCTGGGACTGGATGATGTTTGTGCCGCGAGTGTGGATTGTGCTTGTTCTTGTGCGATTGGCTGTGCCGTGATTGTGGGCGGTCCTTGTGCTTGTTCTTGTGACAGTACTTGAGCTCGTGCTTGTTCTTGTGACAGTGCTTGAGCTCGTGCTTGTTCTTGTGCGATTGGCTGTGCCGTGATTGTGGGAGGTCCTTGTGCTTGTTCTTGTGACAGTGCTTGAGCTCGTGCTTGTTCTTGTGACAGTGCTTGAGCTCGTGCTTGTGCCTGTGTGATTGGCTTTGCGATTGGCTGTGCCGTGATTGTGGGCGGTCCTTGTGCCTGTGCGATTGGCGTTACGATTGGATGTGCTTGTGTGTGTTGGTGTGGGTGTAGTTGTAGTTGTAGTTGTGGTGGTTGTGGGTGTGAGTGTGAGTATGGTATGGTGTGGTATGTGGGGTGTGTGGTGTGGGGTGTGAGAGTTACGGTGTGGTATGGTGTGGTGTTGTGTGGTATGGTGTGTGGTGTGTGGTGTATGGGTATGTGGGGTGTGTGGTGTGGGGTGTGAGAGTTACGGTGTGTGGTGTGTGGTGTATGGTGTGTGGTGTGGTGTGGTGTGGTGTCTTCGTCCGTGTTTGTGACTGTTTTTGTGTTTGATACCCATATATTTAGTGCCCATGCCATTAGTGTACGTGCTTCTTTGCCTATGGCTGCGTCCGCGTCTGTGTCTGTGTCTGTGTCTGTGTCTGTGTCTGTGTCTGTGTCTGTGTCTGTGTCTGTGTCTGTGTCTGTGTACTCCTCCTTTCCACCCTTTTTTTTTTCATTATTTAACAGAAAATAATATAATGATAAATAATCAGCATTATTTTTTATATTTTCAATATTAATTTTTTCTTTCAATTCTCTATTTAAATTATCTATTGGTTCACTATTTATATTTTTTTTTTTAGATTTGTCATTTTCAATATTATTTAATTCTTTTATAATAATTTTTAAATTTTGAATAATATTTTCATCATATTCATGATCTTTATCACCCCCATAGATATATTTTTTACCTCCTTTTAATAAATTATATTTTTTTGTTTTTTCATTTAAAAAATTATTAAACTTATCATTAAAAACTTCTTTATCTTTATCTTTGGTTGGTTCATTTAAGCCATATAGTGATTTTATTTTTTTTTTTAAATTATCGATTATTTCTTTCGTAATATCTGTGTCTGTTTCTTTAAATATTTTCTTTATTTTTTGAATATTTCTTATTAATTCTCTATAAAAATCCAATTTAACCATATCATCTAATGATGAATAATTGTCGATCATAAAAATTTTTTCTAATTCTTTCAAATCATTTATAATTATTGCTAATTCTTTAGGATTTGTATTCAATTCTATTTCTGGTTTATAATATTTAACACCACCACCTACATAACCTCCAGCAACCGCTATATTCGGTATAGCTTCATTATAATTATATTTATAAACTGTATTAAAATCAGATTTCAAATAACCTAATTTATATTTGGGATTTATATTTAATATATTATTATCACCACTATTTTTTTTAATCGCATCATTTATTCCTTTAAATAATTCGTCATCCTCATTCAATTCTTTTATATCATATGGGCTATTTTCTTCATCAGCAATATTTATTTTAATTAACTTATAGTCGTTAATTTTATATTTTTTTTTTAATTCTAATAGAACTATTTTTTTTAAGTCATCATATAATTCTATACCTATATATGTACCATCTGATAATTTTTTGTGATTACTTGTTAAATTTAATAAACTATTAATAGCAATTTGTCTATTATCATTCATATATTAATGCTCTCTAAAATAAATAGATATATCTTTTATTAAAATTTAGTAGCAATAATACTTGTTAATATCCACATATATATAGTAAATAATGACAATGATTTAATTAATTGTTTTCTTTCATCATAATCAATAATTTTATCTTCATCGTTTAATTCTTCATCATTTGATATAGTATTATCATTATTTGTTTTTTTAATATTTAATATAATTGGTATAAATATCATTACTGTAATTAATATAGTGTGAACAATCAAACGTGTTACACCATTTGTTCCCATATAATAGTAATAAAATATTGATCTAATGCTATTCATATAATTATCAAAGTTCATATAATCTATTTGTGTCGTATTATCAACATTAATAAAAAATACGATAAACCAAAATATAAATATATATATTAATGCGTAATAAAAAAAACCATCATGAAAGTTTTTAATTATATTTATATCAATAGCCCACTGTACTAATAATATAGAAATGTATCTTATAAAAAATGTAGACATTATAAAAATTACTCTGTCGTCAAACTTTAATTCAAGCTCATTTAATGGATTATCAGGATCATTATCAAAATTATTTAAATCATTCTTTATAGTATCTTTATATATTTCTGGTTCATCGTAATATTCATTTATTTTATCATTAATATTTTTAAGTTTATTATTATTATCATTAAAAGGATTTTTATTATCATTATTATTATCATTATCATTAATTTTTCTATTTAGTTTAGAAATATTTTTCATATCAAAATTATTCTTTAAAATATTTCTTAATTCTTGTTCTTTATAACCTCCTCCACTCGTTGCGTTTGAATTATTTTTTAATTTATCATTATAAAATATATATTCTTTAAAAAATTTTTTTTCATCATTTAATAGTTCTTTAAATCTGTAATATTTTCCAAATGTTTTATATAACTCTTTAGGATTTTTATTATAAGCTTCTATAAGTTTTTGGTAAAAATTATACCTATCCGGATATAATTTTTTTAATTCAATGTCTTCTATAAAATAATCACCATATGATGTATAATTATTATCACCATCATTATCTTTATCATCATCATTTTTCTGTTGATTAGTAAAAATATTCATAAAATCTTTTATTTTGTTATTACTTATCATTTTAAATAATACTTTCTTAATGGTAATATAGATAAAAATAAAATCTATATAATTTTTATTTCTGTATTGTATATATCATTTTTAATATAATCGCAATAACAAGAGCTATAATTAAAATTCCAGCCAGTAAATAATTAAATGTTTCTGTATAATAATAAAAAATTATATACATTATCATTGTTATAGTAAATGTCCATATAATTATTAAATTAATAGCGAATGGAAAAATATTAACGTTATATAATGATTTTTTATCTTCAAAATCTTTTAATATACTTTCAATTTTTTTTCTTATAATAGTTTTATCATGGTCATTACCTTTAAAATTTTTAAAAACCTTTTCGTATTGTTCATTTGTAAAATTATCATTTTTAGATATGCGATTAAAATTATGAGAATATTTTTTATAATTAAATGGTATATATGCCGAAGGAATATATTCGCATGGAAATATGCCAAAAAAATATGAATATTCCGGATTATTTACATTATACGGAATTGTAGATAAATTATTTAATAATCTGTATCTATATGAATAATAATTGTTATCATCTTCTATTACCTTTAATCTATAAGAAAAAGGTTTTTGAAATTCAGCAGTTTTTTCATCTTCCATTTTTAAAATTATAAGACTATATGCTATTACTTTTTAATAATATTTTAAAAATATTAAATTACATATTATAACCAATATTGTAGATAATTGCTATAAATATAATATTAATTACGTAATTAATAAATAAACCTTCGCCTTTTATATAGTTTGATTTTTGTAATATATTTTCTATAATATTTGTTTCTGTATCGGGTTTTTTATTAATATTTGTTTCATATTTTTCACAATTATTTTGTTCAATTTCAAAATTAATATCTTTCTTATTTAATTGATAGTATATAGATTTAATTATATTTTTAAGATAATTATTAGATATTACTGTCAATTTTGATTCATATAGCATTAAATTATTATAATTATAATTTAATATTTTATACTTATCACTAATGGTATCCAATTCTTTTTTTTTTAATTTATCTAAATCTTTTAATTCAAAAAAAGTTTCATCAATATCATAATCATTAACATCAAAATTTTCTATCAATAATCCATATAATTTTTTATTATATTTAATATGCCTTGTATTAAGATTATTTATGATATCAAATTTCGTTTTGTTATTTTTATAAGATTCTTCATTTTGTATATTAATGGTCGATATCATATTATGAGTATTATATGCAATGTGATAATTAATAATAATAAAATTTTCAACAATTTTTTTTATGTTTTTATCAATGACTATTTCTTCATTTGTATTATCGTCATCTGTCGCTTTATTTGCATTTACATTAGCATCCTTAAAAAATATATCATAATCTTCTTTTGTGTTAATATTAAGTATAAATTTATATGGTATCGCCTCTAAATTATTATTTGTTAATTCAAATTTAAATAATTTTATAATATTTTCATCATATTTATTATTATCTTTCAAGAAATTTTTTTGATTAAATAATTTAGTACATTTTTTTATTATATAATAAATATGATTGTCATATTTTTTTATAATTTCATCAATATCTTCTTTTATATTATTAATATCATCTTTTGTTGGTGATATAGATTTATCTTCCGTATTTTTTGATGAATTTTCTATATTTAGTAATCTTTCATTGATTATTTCATTAATTTTGTTTTTAATATTATCATTAATATTATTTAATACTATATTAGAAAATATGTTAGTTTTTATTTTATTCTTTTCATAAAATATGTCTAATATTAATTTTTCATCTTTCTTATATTCTTTTTTAAAATTTTTATAATCATAAATGTTTTCGTATGTTTTCATATAATATTTTTTAAAGTCTTCCTGATTTGCTGTATCTTTGTCGTTGAATGGTTTAAATTTAATATTTAATAATTTAATATTATTATAACTTTCATATTTTTTCTCAAAATTTAAATGGTCTGATGTTATAGTTTTATTATTATTTTTTAATATAATATTAAAATCTATATTGCCATTTAATATTGATGCTAATACGTTTGAAATTATATAATGTTCATAATAATTTTTAGTAAATGTTGTATCCATATCATGTAACTTTAAAAAGGGCATAATTACATTATTTAAATGTGTTAAATCTCTATTATAACTACTATTTATTATACCATATATAAAATACATATTGTATTTTGTATTATAACTCATAAAAATATAAACATATACAATGAATATTAATAATACACATAATGGTAATACTATTTCAAATAAAAATGCAATAGACGGGTTTAAATCATCCACATTATTTGCGAAGGGTAATATAAAAATGCAAAATATAAATAATATTAATATTAATACTATAAATATGTATATTAAGCAACTTTCTATGTTTTTAATATAAAAGTCTCCTACATAATAATCTAATGATAATTTTTTATAATTTATTATTTTAAAATAATTTTCATAAAATGAATTTAAACTATTATATGATATATCAGCAGTGAAAGACTTATCTCTTTCTTTTTCGTTTTTATTTATATCATATATTTCTGTAAATAATTGATTAATATTTTTATCTTTATTATTTAAATTTTCAATATATTTATTAATATACGTTTCTAGGGTTTTATTAAATGTTTTTAAATCATCTTTTTTAATTTCATTACCTTTAACATTATATAAATTTTTAAGCTCATTTATTTTAATGACAAATTCAACTCTTTTAATTTGTTCTATATATATATCAGATAATCTAACATTATCTTCATTATTTTTATCATTTAAATTAATAATTTTTTCATTATTATTTTTAATATAAAAAATTATATATTTAATAATATGTACACAAATATAATTAACAGCAAATTGATAATATTCATAGTGTCTAATTAAATACTCATCACTCCTCTTTTCTTTGTCGTCGTCAGTTTTAGCTTCATAATAGAATTTTTCAATATTATTAATTTCGTCTAATATATTTTCATATTTTTTTATTATATTAAAATCATCATTTATTTTCATTAAAACCTTGTCTTCACTTTCACCATTTTTTATAATTTTATTGATTGTTTTGTATATATTATGAATAAATGCTTTTGGTTCATTTCTAGGGTCATTATCAAATACTATATTTATATTGTATTTTTTATCAATAAGTTTTTCATTAATTGTTAAATTTTCATAATATGAAACTTCATCAAAATTTACTACACTTTTATCATTCGCATTAATCTTATAATAAATATAATTTACATATTCATATTCAAATTTTTTAACAGAATCTCTTCTTTTTTTTAAATCATTTAAACTTATATTTAATATAAAAACATTTTTAGCATAATTTTTAAACATATCATCATCAGGATTTAATTTTAGATAATCATCATCATATGTTGTATTAAATATATATTTATCATTCATAAATAATTCTTTTACAATAGAATATTTAGTATTAAATATATCTTTAAAATAAGCACTATCTAATATAGGTTCATTATTATCCTTAAATGTAAAAACAATATTAATAATATTTATCATTAAATATAGTGTGAATAATACAGCTATTATATATGCTTGAGATATATAATAATAATTATCACCTTTTTTTTTAAAATCACCATCAACTTCGAGAATATCAGAAAATTTGCTTGTTAAAACATAAATTATTAATAGAAATAATATAAACTTTGTAAACATGTTATGTATTACATTTATATTATAACTATTAATATTTGCTGATATATATTTGTTATCTACATTGAAATAAGCCTTGTATCCTTTTTCACCAGTCGGCGCATATCTTCTAATAATCATAACCGATATCATAAATATAACTGTAAATAATAATATATATGGAAAATAAGAGATATAATTTATGAAATATTCGCCATTAATTTTAGATATATATTCTAACATTTTATTGTTATAAGTTATAAATTTATAATAAAAATTCAAGAATAATAAAACACATATTAATAATATAAACATAATATATGTTTTAGAATTAAAATTATCATTTGGTAATAATAAATCCATAGTATTTTTTGATAAATTAAATCTTGCTGTTTCTGCTTCGCAATAAATATTATTACAATTATTTTTAATATTAATATTAGCTACATCACTTATATGATTAATATTGTAAAAAGACCTAGTTATATTTTTAAGTTCATTTAGGAATATAATAATCATAATGATAAATATTATAAATACCCAGGTTCGCATTATTACTTTAAACCTTATAAAGAAAAAAAGATATTAAATAAATAGTGTATTATTCTATTTTTTTATTAATATTATATATAAATAATATTACAAGAAACATTATTATGAATGATAATAAATAATAAATATAATTTTCTTTTAATACTTTAGATAATATAATTGTGAATAATAAATATATTAAAATATAAGCATATATGTATTGTGTTATATCTTTTATTTCATCATTAATTTTATTTATGGACTGTGGGCTATTATATTTATATAATAGTTTTACATTCTCTAAAGTAAATATGTAATTTTTATCATTAACAATATATTGATTTGTATTTGTTATTTTTTTATTATAATTTATAAGCTCGTCTATAATATTTTTTGTTAATATAATATCTGAAACGCTATTTAATTTTTTTATATTATTTGACATTAATATGTTTAAAAGTTCGCTATTTTCTTCTCTATTTTCCTTTATGATAATATCTATCTCCTTCATTAACATTATATATTCGTAACAATATGTATCGGCATATATTTCAGTTATTTTTTTTAATATTAAAGAAAATAATATAGTTATATATACAACAAACATGAACATATAGAAAATAGAATAAAATATATAATACTTATATTCTTCTTCTGTGTCTGGCGTGTTAATATTATTTACAAAAATAATATGAAATAAAAAACATATCCATGTAAATAAAAATAAAGGCAATGTATAATATAGATATTTATTGTATATCTTCATAATATTTTCATTACCATCTACAATTGTGGATTCTCTATTTAAATTTTTATAATCCTTATATTTGTCTAAATATGTTGTATTTTCATTATCAATATTTTTGAAATTTTGTTTTATTTGTTCAAAATCAAATAAATATGTGGAAATGTTCCACAAAAATGTTTTTTTTATTTCAATATTATTTATATTAACTTCGTTTTTATTATAAGAACAATATTCATTCAATTTTATAATATTATTATTTAAATCTAAATTATATTTTAATTCCATAACCTGTACAAAACTTAATGTTGTTAATAATATAAAAATAATTATAATTGCTATTAATTCAATATTATGAATCATATTATATCTTTAGACAAATCTATTATAATAATATGAAAATAAAAATTATGTATTATTTTATATTTTTTAGTATTTAGAATAAGAAGTTATTCCATCGTTAGTATATAAATTATCACTATTATATTCACTATTATATTCGTATATAGATTTATTAATATCTATAATTATTGTGCTTATATTTTTTTTATTTATAGGAAGTATTTTATTAATAAGTGGTTTATTAATTTTTATTTTGTAATAATTAGCATTAAAAGCGTTCGTTATTACTATATACGATAACAATAATATAATTTTATTCATATAATTATATATTATATGAATAAAATATTTATATAGGGTTTATATCATTATTTAAATATATTGGTGGGTCTCTTATAATTTCTCTACCTATTTCATTTATAGGTGTAAATGTATTTGATATCATACTAAATGTATTACCTGAAAAAGAATCGGCAATATCATAAACAGAGTTATATCCCCCTCCTAACGCAAAATTAAATAAACTAAAATAACTCGATTTGTTTCTATATTTTGGATATTGTTTTTCCATTAATTCGTTTAATTCTTCAAATTTTATAACATATACACCGTCTATATATCTCGTTTCAATATTACCTCTAGACATATTTTATTATATCAATATATTATTTTTTATTATTTTTAATTACATTATACATTTCTCTATCTATTTCATCGTAAGTTTCTCTTATCATTTTCCATTTATTCTTTTCATTATTAACATCATTTTCTTTATTATTGCTATTTCCGTTATTAACGTTATTGATTGGTATATCCCAAATTTCAGTCAATGTATCAACAATATTTTTATTATTTCTAAGGAATATTATCTCTAAATCATTATAATTCATATTTTCAGGAGCTTGTTTAATCAATTCATCCATATTACTACTTAATATAAAATACTCTATAATATGTTTTTATATAAAAAATATAAATAAAAAATCACAGAGATATATATTTATTATTCGAATAATAATAGTTTGCTATTTCATAAGCATATTTTTCATATGGATGTTCTAAAGAATAGTTTTTCATAATTACATCATTGATGCCAAATGGTGTAGTATTTCTATATAAACATACCATAACATTATTAGTATTAGTATCTAAATATATATCATTTGTAGTGTCAGGATTCGACCTAATATATTTGTTATTATAATTTATTTTAACGAAACCGTTTATATTATTTAATTTATCAAAAATATTTTTATTATATCTTTGATATATGTGAATTTTTTCATGTATCAATGTATTAATTAAATTATCTTCATTATTAGTTATTATATTCTTAGTTAAAAATATTATATTTTCTCTTGTATGTGGTAATCCTTCTTCATATTGAAAATTTTCATAATTATCTGTACAAGCAAATATCCATTTAATATTAATTATGTCATTATAATTAATCGTATTTTTATATAGAGAACAATTTTTAAGGAAATTATCAGATGCTATAGCGCATTTAGTTAATTTTTTTTTTTCATCTTCGGTGAAATCCACAGTTGTCTTTAAAATATTATCAATATATTCTCTACTATTCCTAACTTTTCTAGCATACAAATCCAACTCTGTCAAATTTTTTATATAATTATCTTTATCGCCTATTATAAATTTATTTGTTTCATTCTTTGTAAAAAAATATATATTATTATAATTGTTGAAATTTTCATATTTAATAAAAAAATATATAAATATAAATATAAATATAACAATCGATATTAATGTTATAATAATCATTTAAACCTTCTTTATTACTAATATTATAATAAAATTATTGAATTTTATTTAGATTTTTATTAACATTTTTATTTATATTTTTATTTATATTTTTATTTATATTTTTATTTATATTTTTATTTATATTTTTATACTTTTTACGACCACCAACTTTAACTTCTTTTTTATCTTCTTCTTTAACTTCTTTTTTATCTTCTTCTTTATATTCTTCTTTAACTTCTTTTTTATCTTCTCTTTCAACTTCTTTTGTATCTTCTCTTTTAACTTCTTCTTTATCTTTTTTTTTTTTCGTTTTTTCATCTTTTTCTTTTTTATCTTTTTCTTTTTTATCTTTTTTATAGCAGAATGTTTCACTTTCTTTAGATTTAACAACAACATCACTTATGTTGTTTATATTATTA